AGATTGCGGATTATTTCCAGTGTACAACCCGAACAATACATCGTAATATGAGTAACGAATTGAAAAAAGAAAAAGAATTACTAAACCAAAGCTTATGACATTAAAACAAAAGTTTTTTGATATATATACTAGCTATTACAAGAAAAGTAATGAACTAAATAAGATGGTTGAAGTAGCAGATGATTACGCTATTGAGTTTGCAAAATGGTATCATTCAGCTAATAACAATGAATATCATTTATATCCAACTAAAAATATAGAAGAACATTTACAAATATTTAAAAAAGAAAAAGGCTTATGACACTAAAAGAAAAGTTAAGACAAAATTTAACAGGTCATTTATCAAATGATAAAACAGAAGTTGACGTCAATATAGCCGCAACAATAGCAGATGATTATGCTATTGAGTTTGCAAAATGGGCTATAAATAATAGAGTTGAATTTTTTGATGATACATCTTCGGGTGAAATGTATACTTATAGACAATATCATAGTAAATATTCAATGATTGAACTATTAGAAATATTTAAAGAAGAAAAAGGATTATGAAATTAACATTAGAAACATACGGTAAAACATTTACAGTTGAAGCTCACGAAGGAGCAAATATTGATGAATATTTTGATATTATAATTGGGTTATTATATCAAGCAACATTCACTGAAAAAACAATTCAGAAAGCTATTATAGAATTAGCTGATAGTTATAAAGATTAACCGCATCTCATATTGCAATATGAAATATGAAACAATAACATTATGATACAATATAGATTTAGAGTAGGAAACCAATCAGATAGAGCTTGGCTCGAAAATGACGATCAAGCCGCTAAGTTTGCAAATCTTATAAATGCGGAATGGTGTAGAGATACTGCTATTTTCAGACTCAAAGATGACAACAAATTTTGTACATTTGAATTAGATCTCGAAGATGTAAAAGACTCAGCCCTTAATTTTAAAAACATTAAAATATGGGAAATATAAAATATGAAGCGCTTTGTTAAATATACATTAGTTTGGGTGTCATCTAATTTAGCAATACCATTCTGGACAATAGGTCACATTCATTTATCTATAAATATATATGAAGATATACACGAAATATTAATGTCCTGCGGAATGAATATAATAGTGTTAATAGGATTTATAATAGAATATAAAAAAGAAAAAGAAACATGGCAAGAATAGACATTGATATAGAAGATTATTTAGATGAAGTTGGAACTTATAATTTAATATCCGAATTAGAAGATAGAAGGCTGGATAAAGAAAACACGGATAGACTTAGGGCTATAATACAGAAAGATAGTGTAATTGGCAAATTAAACGAATTAAGTTCATTATCATTAGCAGATTTAATGAAACTTGAAGAATTCTTAGAAACATTAAAAAAATAATTATGAGTACAAAATTTGGAATACCATTATACCCAGTAGACGATGCAATATTACTAACTGAAGATGGTGAATTGCAGCCATATATAAGCGAAAGCTTTTTTCATGATGTTTTCTTTCGTAGTTATAAAAATTCTAGATGGTTAAGTAATCTTGCAGATAAATTACCAGATAATACAAAAGTATATGCTTTAACTAATTCACATCAAGGTGTACATACAATAGCTGACTGTAAACAAATATTAAAGGATGAGGCCAATACATAAGTTTAATAACGGAGAAGGTGCAACATTATGCCATAGCTGCCATAATATAATAACATTAGGCTGGTCCGACGAAGTTCTTTGTAATAAGTGTAAAGGTTATGCAGAATCAAAAGAAAAGAAAACTTTAGCAAAAGATTAGCATTAGTTAAATTAAATAGTTGTATATTTGAGGATAAACTATTTAAAATGAAAAAATATAATGTACAAAATTATATAGCCTACAAGGAAGACGTTAAAAAGTCTATGCCATCAGATAGAGATTGGAAAGATTATACACGTGACGAACTTATCATTAAGTTTCTTCCATTAGTAGAGAATCTAGCACGAAAGTTTTCAACTTCTCAACAAGCATCGGGAGTATTAGATATAACAGATTTAATTCAAGAAGGATCAGTTGGTTTAATATCCGCAGTTGATAGGCTAGATTGGAGTCAATTAAATGATTCTGAAAATATAGAACAAACATTAAAAAGTTTTCTAAGCAAAAGAGTTAAGGGTGCAATACGTAGAGCTATCGATATTAACAGAGGCGATATTAAATTACCTGAACATAAGTTAAATGAAATTAGAAAGAATCCAGATGATGAAAACAAAGTAGCTTTATTCTTTAACAGTATTTTCACAAGCTATGATGATAATCCTAATGATGAATCTAATTTCGCATTTCAGCTTCCAGATGAAGCAAAAAAATATAATATAGATCTAATGAATGCCTATCTATTAGGAATCATGAAAGAGCATCTAAATACTAAACAATACGATGTATTGCGTTTATCTTACGGTCTTGACTGCGATAAACATTCTGCAAAAGAGATTGCAAAGTATATTAAACTAGATGTCCCAACGGCACCGGTTATTGTATCACAAATTAAAAAAGAAGCTATTGATTGCTTAATATTAAATGTGGACGCAGAACAAGTGCTTGATTACATTTAAACCAATTAAATTAAATATCCATGAAAAATGAGACAATGTCTTTGAATGAAAAGTTAGCAGTCATTCAAACAGAATTTAAAGCTAAAAAATCTAGATTCAATTCTTTTGGTAAGTACAACTTTAGATCAGCAGAAGATATTCTAGAAGCAACAAAACCATTTTTATTAAGATTAGGAGTATCAGTAACCGTGACAGAAGAATTAGTTGACAGTAAGTTTTTAGAATTTCCAATGTTAAAATCTACAGCAACCATATCTGACAACCTCAATGCTATACATGCCACAGCGATCGTTGGTGTCGACCTTGATCAAAAAGGTATGCAAATGCCACAGAAGTTTGGTTCAGCGTCTAGTTACGGTAAAAAATATGCTTTAGGTAATCTATTCTTGATTGATGACACTCAAGATCCTGATCATGGCAAAGCAGATCCTAAGCCAAAGGTTAAGATTGAAGTAGGTACGGACACATTTGATAAAGCTAAAGCTTATGTTAAAGATCAAGCAACACTAGATACTATTTTAAATAAGTACGATGTAGATCCTAAAGCAATAGCAGAACTTAAAAAATTAATCTAATGACTAAAGAAGAAATCTTAGAGAAGTTAAGAGACGACCAACATTATTACGGTGAGTTTGGAAAACAATTTCTTAGCAATTCTAATATAAGTTCATTGCTAACTAATCCGCTAGAGATGAATGCACCTCAAGCGCCAAATCCGAATTTCGCAATTGGCGGTTATTTTCACACTGCGATATTGGAACCCGATAAGCTACATAAATACAAGATAATTAACACAACGACTCGTAACACTAACGTTTACAAGGAGTTATCTGGCGGTGAGATTTGTTTATTACAACACGAAGTTGATAATATCGAACTACTGAAAGATAAAATGTTAGCTAACAAAGTATGTGAAGGACTTATAAGAGGTTTCAATGTTGAGTATGAAGTTCCTGGTGTTACGCCTATTGAAGGCACAATGTGGAAAGGTAAGGCTGATATTATAAACCACGACGAAGGTTTAATAGTCGATCTTAAAACAACATCAGATCTATCAGGGTTTGCTTATTCTGCAAAGAAATATAATTACGATAGTCAAGCATACATTTATAAAAAGTTGTTTGGTTATGATTTAATTTTCATTGCAATAGATAAAAAGTCGCATCAAATTGGTATCTTTGACTGTTCTGATAAATTTCTGCAGGGTGGTGAAGATAAAGTATTAAAAGCTATTGATGCATACAATTTATTTTTTAAAACTGAAGACTTTGATCCTCAACAACATTTATTAACTAAAACATTATAATTATGAGCCTTATTTCAAACAATAGTGCTAATAACTTTACATTAACATCGAGCAATACTGTTTACGTTAATCAAAGTATACCAAGACAAATAACTATTAATCCAGTTGCTAATGGTTATTCAATATCAATTGGTTGTCAAACGTTTGTTTTTGAAAGTATGGTTAGAATGCTTTTTAGAATTGAAGAATATTATCGTAATCCCGCTGAAATAGAAGCGCACTTTATGGAACACAAAGAATTGCCAAATAAATAATAACAATTAAATTAAATAAAATGAGTAACAAAAGAAACACAAAAGAAGCTGTTGCAACAAGAGTTTGTACAGTATCAGGTTTAACAAGACCAGAGACAGAGTTCTACAAAGGACAAAATCATTTAAAAGCTATTGATAACTTAAGAAGAAATTCAGGAGCTACTAAAGATCAGATGAGAAGAATGTTTAACAACCTACAAATAAATAACTAGTATGGCATCAATTATTAAAACGAGTATCAACTTAAATGATATTCCAAAAGACAAAATCATTAATGGTAAAAAAGGAAAGTATTTGCCAATCACAATTACTTTGAATGACGAAGTAGACCAATTTGGTAATCAAGGACCAGTAATGGTTGAACAATCAAAAGAAGAACGCGATGCTAAAATTGCTAAGGTTTATCTCGGAAATGTAAAGGTTGTATGGACTAATGGTACAAACGTTGGAGCTGCTCCAAGACAAGAAGCTGGACAACCAGTAGATAGAAAGATGGCTGCTGTTGCTGCTGTTGTTGAAGATGATCTTCCGTTTTAAGGTTATAGCCTTAAAATAGTCAAAGCAATTTAAGGTTATAGCCTTAAAAAATGTGTATAATATATGATGCGTTATTATATTTTTTGTATCTTAGCGCATTGTATATAATACATTAACTAATAAATTTTTTCCTATGAATGTAGAGACAGTTGAAATTAATGGGTTTTTAATTGATGAATTTAATCAATATAAACTTGAAGAAGGTAAGACACAGGGTATATGTCCTATATGTTCGCCTGATAGAAAACCTAAAAATGAAAAAGCCAAATGCGCTAGCTATGATTGGCAACGTGGTATCGGAACCTGCCACAATTGTAATAAAACATTTCAACTACACACTTACCAACGTAAAGGTAAATCTGAAAAAGTATATGAGAAACCTGAACAGGTTGCAATAAACGAAGTCAGTTCAAAAGTTGAAGAATGGTTCAAGACAAGAGGAATTTCAAAAGAAACATTAACAGAACTTAAGGTTAGCGAGGGTTCAGAATTTATGCCTCAAACAAGCAAAGTTGAAAATGTAATAAGGTTTAATTACTTTATAGGAGATCAACTTATAAATGTTAAATATAGAGATGGTAGAAAGAACTTTAAGTTATATAAAGGTGCTGAAAAAGTTTTCTACAATATTAATAGTATTGTAGGCTACGAGTATTGTGTTATTGTTGAAGGAGAAATGGATGTGCTTGCGTTGCACGAAGCGGGGATAACAAATGCAATATCAGTTCCTAATGGAGCTACTCTTAATAATAATAATCTTGACTACTTGGATAGTTGCATAGATTATTTCGAAGACAAATCAAAAATAATTATAGCAGTTGATTCAGATGAAGCAGGTCAAGCTTTACAAGTTGAATTAGTTAGACGATTAGGTTCTGAAATATGTTACTTAGCAACATTTGAAGACTGTAAAGACGCAAATGAATATTTATTAAAGTATGGAAAAGAAAAACTTTCACAGAGAATTGCAAGAGCAAAGCCTGTGCCACTTGAAAACGTTGTCACATTTAGAGATCTCGAAAATGAGGTTACTGACTTTGTGCGTAACGGCTTTAAACCTGGATTTCAAGTTGGGCTTCCGAATTTCGATAGTATCTTTTCAACTTATACTGGTCAATTCATTACTGTCACTGGTATTCCGTCTTCCGGTAAAAGTGATTTTGTCGACCAAATGGTTGTGGGTTATAATCGAAACTATGGTTGGAAAACGGCATTTGCTTCTCCAGAAAACACACCAGCTTATTTGCACGCCCACAAATTAATGCGTAAAGTTTGGGAAGGCATGCCAACTAAAGATGATATTGGTGGTGATCGTTGGAATCAAGTTGCTGATCATTGCAATTCTAATTTCTTTCACATCGATATGGAACGATACACATTAGAATCTGTATTACGTAAAGGTGCAGAGCTAGTTAAACGTAAAGGAATTAAATGTTTGGTAATAGATCCATTTAATAAGGTAAGAGATGTCGATGCTAAAACTGAAGACGTCAATAAATATACAATGGAATACTTACAGAAGATTGAAATCTTTGCTAAGAAGTTTGATGTGTTGGTATTTATTGTGGCTCACCCTACTAAGATGTATAAAGGTTCTGATGGTAAGATTGAAGAACCAACTATGTACAACATTAAAGGTGGAGGAGAATGGTACGATGCATCTTATCATGGTTTATTAGTCCACCGAGATTATGAAAAGAAGACTGTTAAATGTAAAGTATTAAAAGTTAAGTTTCAAAACCTTGGAGAGAATGGCGCTGAAGCTCATTTTAAATGGTTACCAGATTCGGGAAGCTTTCAACCAATAGAAATACCTGATGTGTCAGATGAGAAAATGCCCTGGGAATAATGGGTAGCGGTACAAAAAAGAAAGGTCAGATCGATATGGGTTTCTATGCTTGTTCTGATAAAGAAAACGAAGCTTATATGTGGTGTGTAAAAAACAATATATTAATATCACCTAAAGCTAAGTCAACAACAGAATGGTATTTAGAAATAACTATCAATGGTAAAATGAATAGAAGTCCAATAACTTATAAAAAAGTTGAGATATGGAAACAATTATTCACTTTTTATTTGTATTATTACAACAAATATCATAAACTAGAAACTAAGGCTTTAGATATTAAGAAGCCTATTGAAGAAAAAGAGTTAGCTATTAAGCCCGATATACAAAATAAATTATTTTAATATGATAAACATTGAAGATGAATACAAAGCGCTTATTAGTGGAGTGCTTTATAGCGGAAAAAATAAGTCAGATAGAACAGGGACTGGAACTAAATCTGTATTTGGTAGAACGATCAGCCATGATATGGCACTTGGCTTTCCTTTACTTACAGCAAAGAAAGTATCTTTTACAGCAGCAAGAACAGAATTGCTTTGGATCCTTCAGGGTAGGACTGACTTAAAGTACTTAGAAGATAATGGAGTAAAGTATTGGCGACCAGATTACGAAAGATCAGGTAGACAAGATGAAACATTAGGTCCTGTGTATGGAAAACAGTGGCGTGATTTTAACGGCGTAGATCAATTGAAAGAATTGGTGTATAGCATTACAGATGATCCAAGCTCAAGACGCCTTATGGTTAGCGCATGGGCTCCACATGAAATGAAAGATATGGTTTTACCTCCGTGTCATTATGCATTTCAGGTTTATATTAATAACGGGGTTCTTGATCTAATGTGGATGCAACGATCGGCAGACATATTTTTAGGATTACCTTATGATATTGCAATGTATGGTTTATTGCTAGAATTATTAGCGAAAGGCTCTGGATTAAAACCAGGTAGGTTAGTAGGACAATTAGGAGATTGTCATATCTACAACAACCATATAGAACAATCAAAGGAGTATATATCAAGAACAAACAAAAGTCTTCCAAGACTTGAATTAAAAGAGGGTATAAGACTAAGTAAAAAGCTAAGCAATTTTAACGGTCTTATTATACCAGAAATAGAGGATATATCAATAAAAGATTACCATCCTCATCCAGCAATAAAGGCCGAATTAAGCGTCGGAAAATAATTTAAAAAAAACATACAATGAGCAAAATAATTTATTATCTTTACCATATTCCTGGTAAAAAAATAGGAGTTACACGTGATCTTAAAAGTAGAATAACGGTACAACAAGGGTACCAGCCAAGCGAATACGAAGTTCTGGAAATCAGTTCGGATATAGATTATATATCCAACCGAGAATCAGAGCTTCAATTACTCTACGGGTATAAGATCGACCGTAATTCCTACAAAGAATTAATGAAAAAACTTAAATCAAATCAAATGGAAACAAACGCAACAGATCAAACAACAACATTTGCATGCCCTGTGAACAAGCTAAAAGGACAACTATTAGATAATCTTAATAAAGAGATTTCTTATCCTTATGGAAGCTTTAAATTGACGCCTACAATTATAGATTGGATCATGACAAATGTAAGAACATCAATGTACAATCCTAATAGATCGTTCATTTATAATAAAGCATTGTCAGAATACATAAAATTATTACCTACAGCTGGTAAAGTTGATGACAGATTAACAGCTAAAGAACCAAAGACAGAAAAGGTTCCTAACGTATACAAATTAATTAGAGCATGGGCTAAAGAACGCGGTATATATGAAAAAGGCGATTCTAAAACACAATATGTTAAATTAATGGAAGAAGCTGGAGAATTAGCTAAAGCATTATTGACTAATAACAAACTTGAAATTAAAGATGCTATTGGTGATATGGTTGTTGTATTAACAAACTTAGCTAAGCTTGAGAATATGAAATTAGAAGATTGCGTATTTTCAGCTTATACTGAAATAGCAAATAGAAAAGGGTCGATGCAAAATGGTACATTCGTAAAATCAAGCTCTAGCAATTCAGCTATGCCTAATGGGTTTGCTTATTATACTGGATTAACTAACACAGCAAAAGGTAGCACAACAAACACATTTAATAGTACATTGTAATGACAAAGAAAGAAATAATGTTTAGAGATCCTGTTGTTGAAAATGTAGTAGACAAATTTGTATCAAGATCAGATGTTGGATTTGCAAAGTACGGTAAAACATTACGTGATGACAAATCAGATATGCACACTTGGCTTAATCATTTCCAAGAAGAATTAATGGATGCTGTCTTGTATGTTCAACGTCTTAAAGAAGAAGTAACTACTTTGAAAGAAGAATTAGATCTTTTGCAAATGGAAGTTAAAGATGCTGAAAAGTGGACAGATGCTAATGGCTTCTCATATACAATAGATGAGTAGAGCAGCAAGAAAGAAAGGACCTGTAGTAGCTAAAAAGGTTATGTATGACGGCATAACCTTTGCTTCAGGCCTTGAAAAGTATATGTATAAAGCATTAAAAGATGCTGGAATTCATTTTAAATATGAAGGATATACATACGAATTAGTACCTGCTTTTATGTTTGATAACAAATGTTTTGAAAGACAATCAAACGGTAAAGGAGATTTTATAAATAGAGGAATTAAAAAGGTTTTAAATTTAAAGTATACACCTGATTTTGTTGGAGATACATTTATAATTGAAACTAAAGGTAGAGCTAATGAATCTTTTCCTTTACGATGGAAGCTATTTAAAAAATGGATGTACGACAATAATGATAATAGAACTTTATATAAACCTCAAAACCAAGCTGAGTGCTTAATGACAGTTGAATTAATATTAAATAATTTAAAAAAATAGTCGCATTACATAAAAAAAGAATGTTACACGTGATTATATAATTATAAAATATAATTAATATGAAAACAAAAAAGTGTAAAGTATGCAATATTGAAAAAGATTTGTCTGAATTTCATAAATGTATAAAAAGCAATGGCACTTATCTAAGGTCTTATTGCAAAGAATGCGGAAGAAAGCAAAGAAGAGAGTGGAGGGATTCTAAAAAAGACGGGTATTGGTACGTTTATTATTTGCCGGAGGAGCATTATGTAGGTATAACAAGTCTAATAGAAGATAGGATAGCTCAGCATGATAGAGATGGTAAAATAGTAAATGATTATGAAATAATCGCTAAATATAGCCACCCTGCTTTAGCTCTTATGACAGAAGCGTTATTTCATTATTGCGGATATAATGGATGCAATTATAATTAAAAACAAATAAAATATGGAAAAATATGCGACAAAACGGTCCAATTAATCCTAGGCAATCTAAAATAATTGCTAAAAGAAAGTATGCCGAAAGACAAGTTGATAAATTTGTTAAGTGGAGCATGCAGGCTAAAGGAAAAGTGAAGTGGAATGAATTAATGGAATTAATAGATAACTTAAAATAAATAAATATGAACAAATGGGAATTTTCAGTGGGTCTTTACCCAGGAATAGTAATAGGAATGCGTACTTACGCTTATGAAGAGTCTAACCTGCATGTATTTTATCTACCATTTGTAGATTTTGCATTAGAAGTTTTTAAATAATGGGATTATTTGACGAACGAATTCCTTATAAACCGTTTGAGTACCCAGTTTATTATACAGAAGGTTGGTTAAAGCAAGCACAAGCATTTTGGTTACACACTGAAATATCAATGCAAGGCGATTTAAAAGACTGGAATGAAAAACTAAACTATAAAGAAAAAAACCTGGTAGGAAATATACTACTGGGTTTTGCTCAAACAGAGTGCGCTGTATCGGACTATTGGACACAAAGTGTTGTTAAATGGTTTCCTAAGCATGAGATACAACAAATGGCTATGTTATTTGGTTCTCAAGAAACAGTTCACGCTGTAGCTTATAGTTACTTAAATGAAACATTAGGACTAGAAGATTATGAAGCATTTTTACACGAGCCAGCAACGGCTGAAAGGTTTTCTAACTTGGTTGCAACAGAAGGTAGAAGTACAGCTGATATTGGTCGCTCTCTTGCTATATTTAGCGCTTTCGCTGAAGGGGTTAGTCTTTATTCTGCTTTCGCTGTATTATATTCTTTTCAATTAAGAAATTTACTTAAGGGAATTGGACAGCAAATGAAATGGAGTGTACGTGATGAATCATTACACAGTAAGATGGGATGCCAGTTATTCCGTCACATGTGTGAAGAAGATCCCACTTTATTGGAACAATGCAGGCAAGATGTTATAAACGCTGCTGAAACGATGGTTAAGCTCGAGATTAGTTACATTGGTAAAATGTTTGAAGCGGGAGAGATTGAGGGTATTACTTCTTATGATTTAATACAGTTCATAAAGAAAAGAACAAACGAGAAATTAGTTGAGCTAGGTTATTTAGATTTGGGATCTTATTTCCCATTTAATAAAGAAGCAGCTTCAAATTTAGATTGGTTCTATCATTTGACGGGTGGAGTAACGCATACAGATTTCTTTGCTATTAGACCTACTGATTACAGTAAAGCAAATGAAGGAGAAGATTTTGAAGATATATGGTAAACAAATAAAATAATATGAGTGCACAAAAACAAAGCAGAGTAGATTTATTAGAAAAAAAGATTGAGATATTAAAGAAGAGTGTATTAAACATCATGGATGAAAATCAACACTTGACAACACTTAATCTTGGTATAATGAAAACAATAGAACTTATGCCAGGTTATCAAGAAGCTATTAATCAACTAAAAGAAAAAACAGATCCGAATTATGTGGAAGGAAGAATGGATTAAAGGAGTGGATTATCCTGAATGGGGAGACACGGAAGTATATAAGAAAACAATAGCTGGTGGTTATTTAGTATTTGATGAGACACCAAGGGATGCATATAAAAGAGTAGCTACTACTGTAGCGAGACGTTTATACAAGCCAGAACTAGCTGAAAAGTTTTTTGAATACATTTGGAATGGCTGGCTATGTTTGGCTTCACCAGTGCTATCTAATACAGGTACAGATCGAGGTTTGCCTATTAGTTGTTTTGGAATTGATGTAGCAGACAGTATTCAGGACATTGGACAAAAGAATTTAGAGATGATGCTACTAGCTAAGCACGGCGGTGGAGTAGGTATCGGAGTAAATCAAATTAGACCCGCTGGCAGTAAAATAACAGGCAATGGAACATCAGATGGAGTCGTCCCCTTTTGTAAAATATATGACTCAACTATACTTGCAACGAATCAAGGAGCTGTCAGAAGAGGAGCAGCCTCGGTTAATATCAACATTGAGCATGGAGATTTTAAAGATTGGTTGGAAATCAGAGAGCCTAAAGGAGATGTCAATAGACAATCGCTTAACTTGCATCAATGCGTGGTGGTTGGTGATAAGTTTATGCGAAAACTTGAGCAAGGAGATACGGACGCAAGGGATAGGTGGAGCGCCCTTATCAGAAAGCGTAAAGCGACTGGTGAGCCTTACGTATTATTCAAAGGAAACACTAACAAAGCGAATCCTCAAGCATATAGAACTCACGGATTAAAAGTCCACATGACTAATATATGTAGCGAAATAACATTACACACTGATGAGACACATAGCTTTGTATGTTGTTTATCATCATTAAACTTAGCAAAATATGAAGAATGGAAAGACACGAACATCATCTATGACTCAATCTGGTTCTTGGACGGGGTTATGGAAGAGTTTATACAACGAGCTAAAGGACTTAGAGGCTTTGAGAACTCCGTTAGGTCCGCCACGAAAGGTAGGCCGCTTGGGCTCGGGGTGCTTGGGTGGCACACTTACTTGCAAGAAAAAGGATTGCCTTTCGAGGGATTGCTTGCACAGTACGAAACAAGAAAAATATTTAGTCAAATCAAGATTGAGAGCGAAAGAGCATCTAAGGCTTTGGCTGATGTCTATGGAGAACCTCTTTGGTGCGTTGGTACTGGCATGCGAAATACCCATTTACGCGCTATTGCACCTACTGTTAGTAATAGTAAACTTAGTGGTAATGTTAGTTCTGGAATTGAACCGTGGGCTGCAAACGTTTTTACGGAGCAAAGTGCGAAAGGAACTTTCATTAGAAAAAATCCAACTCTAGAACAGGTATTAGAAGATCTTGATTTGAATACTGATGAAATATGGAATAAGATTTTAGCAGATGGCGGATCAATACAAGATATACCAGAACTTGAAGAAGTATTAATTGGCAATCATGATATACCAGTTAAAGAAGTTTTCAAAACGTTTAAAGAGATTAATCAGCTTGAGTTAGTTAATCAAGCAGGTATAAGACAACAGTATATTGATCAGTCAGTAAGTTTGAACCTTGCGTTTCCTAGTGAAGCTACACCAAAATGGATTAATAAGGTCCACATGGAAGCATGGAAAAAAGGAGTTAAGACTTTGTATTATACAAGAACTGAAAGTGTCCTTAGAGGAGATATTGCAGCTAAAGCAATGGATGACGGTTGTCTATCGTGTGACGGATAAATGTGCAATATATTGCATATTATCTTGCATTTTTAACTGTATTGTATAATATGTTATATATAAATGCCATATACGGCATTATGTATAGCAAAAAAATTAAAGGGGATTCACTAATGTGGTCCCCTTTTTTTATTATGACAAAGTCAATAAGTATTTAAGCTTTGCTGTCTCTCCTGACAACGCTTGTGCAATATTGCAAATATCGCCATATCCATTGCTCTCTCCGTGAGATTCTAATTCTTTAGAGAACTTCAAAACCTGATCAGCTAATTCCATTGCATCTACACCTGTTTTAATTGGCTCAATCTTTAATCCCTTAATTCTTTTGCCAGTGTAACCCATTAGTTTTTCAATAACCTCGTCTTTAAATTTCTGAAGGTATTCGTAAAAAGAACCTGTTGCTTCATGTTCAGCAAATGTTCTGGTTTCCCAATGTATCATGTGGAATTGTTCGTGAAAGAACGCTAATTTTCCCGCAATCTCTTCTGTAGTTAATGCCATAATTTTTTATTTAATATTTTTTTTACATTTGCAAGCCATTTTTTTCCCGCACTTGCAACTTGCAGGATCTGTATTATATTCCGGAATAATACCCCCGCTTCCATCAGCCCCTATTGATATTTTCATACCTTTAGGGAAACTGATTTTAGCTCTAATTTCTTTTATTTTTGTTGTTATTGGTTTCATTTGTTAAATTTAACAGCGTTATTTATTGAATCTTTAATCCTACTTCTTCTAAGTTGTTTTTCTTTATATTCAGGAGAAGATTTTTTCAATTTTCTTTCTTGACTTTTTCTATATTTTTCAAGTGCTAATTCTTCAGGAGACATTCTAGCTTTTCTTAATTGCTCTTCAATAAACTTTTGCTCAGCTTTTTTATCTTTGATGGCTTTTTTAGCATCGTCAATACTGTCTTTCTTGTATTGTGGCAGTGCTTCATATTCCGCTTTCTCTTTTGCTTTTTTAGCTTCTCTAGATTCTTTAGCTGTTGCAGCGGCTTCTTTAGCTTTTTCAGAATCAGCTTTCTTTTGTTCAGCAGGAGTTAAGTACGGTTTATCATACATTCCTAAGCTCCATTTATCCCAACCAAAACCTAAAGCTATTCTTTGCCAATCTTGAATGTTCTCGTCACTAACCGCTGTGGCTACGTTGCTGATCTTTGTTATAATCCTGTCTAATGGCACATTTGTTGCAGCAGAAAATATTTTAGCTCTTGGCATGTTATAAGGAGAATTTAACGCGCCTGTTCCTTCAACTTCTTTCTGACCCTTTTTAGTACCTAAGTATTTAATCTCTTTAAATGCGCTTGATACTTTTTTAGTCTTACTTGATAATGGAGGAGATACACTTAAAGCTTCATTAACAACATTACCATAATCTGCTTGATATGCTTTAGCAGCTTCTTCTTGATACTTTAACAATGTGTTTTTAGCAGTAACTAATAACTTACCAGTTAAACCAGCTCCTGTTAGAATGCCATCAATCATACCATTTGCTAACTTAATAGTCTTCTCTTGGTTTTTCTTTTTAATAGCCTCCGCTTCACCTTCTTTTAGTTCGTCGTCGTCTTTGCCAAACATCATTCCAAACATACCTTGCTGTAACGCATAGAACATCGCATTTTGAATAACACCGTAATAAACAAGCTTAGATATGTGAGTTTTTAAATCACCTCTTTTGTTTATTATATCAAGGGCAGCTTTCTTTTGTAGACGGGCCATCTGCATCGATGTATTGTTAAATGCGAATATTAATCTGCCAAGAACCCCTAATTGAACATTAGAAACACGATCTTGTCTACTTGACTGTTGATTTTCTTCTGATAAAGATCTAAAATCTTCAAATGCTTTTTTCTTTGCTTCTGCATCAGAATACTTTCTAACTTCATTGCCATTGGCATCAACGGTCATTTCTTTTTCGTATGTCTTTGCTCTATTAATATAGAAAGGTGTACCTCCAACAGCAATAGCAAAACTATCTGCAATTTGCGTAGGTTTGAATCCAGCTTTAATTAATTTACCAAACAATCTTTGTGGTGCATTACCGCCTTTCTCAATAGCTTTAGCAATTTCAGCATCTTCAATGTTTATCTCTAAACCATCTCTACGTTGCTTAAGGAAATCTGAATTAATTAATTCTTTAAATGTTCTACCAAACTCAGCCGGATTAGCTAATGTTTTACCAGCAGCCAATACATTATTATCACCCCAGTTTATGTAGTTAAATGCAGCAGTCGTTTGTAGCACAGCAGAACGAATATTCATCCACATGATTACACCTACAGATCCATTTATCCAATCTAAACCTTTTTGAGCATAACGATTTATATTTTCGTATTCAGCTTTACCGGTTTTCATTCTTTTAGTTAACTCTTTAAAGTTATCCACAAAGTCTTTACCATAAGCAGCCTCCATTCTATTATAATTTTCAGGAGTAAATGCTTCTTTCATATTTTCTGACCATTCAGCTAAGAAATCTTTACGAACACCCTCTGTACTGTATGTATACAAATCATATTTTAAGTTACTACCATACCAAGAATCAGTAGGCTCTGGAAAATCAACTAAGTTCATAACACCATTAGCGTAATTTCTTAAACGACTGTCATTAGAAACTATATCAGATAATTCTTTAACTTCGTCTTTAGTAATTCCTGGTATTTCAACACCTTGTTTATTCCATATATATACTCTTGTTGCTTGATCAGCATCAAACCCTGATTTTTCAAGAGCATCTTTTGACTCTTTAGTTACCTTACCACCTAATTCATTTAAGCTAGCGTCCATAACTTTCATGTCGTTAGCTAACTTTTGTCTATATGAACTAAGAGCATTTTCAGCTTTCTCAAATGGATCTAATAATTTTTCTTTTAATAAAGCCATGTCAGCATCACCTTGTGCACCTTTGCCATAAAGTTTATATAACATACCAGCAAAATCTTCTGCGTTAGGTGGTACAAAGAATTTATAATTACCTTTTTTTCTACCTAAAATCTGGGCTTTTGCATCGGATAATTCTTTTGTAGAAGATATACCAGACTTACGCTCTATCATCTTGCTTATTTCTTCACCAAGATTTTTTGAGGCCATAACGCTAGAATTTTCTTTATCAAGTTCTAATTCTTTACCTATATTGCTTTCTACAAGTTCTTCCCAAGCAGTCTTTTTTGTTGTCCAATTATATACATTTTCAAGAGCTTCTTTATATGTAGCTTTTATTCCAAGGTTTTCAAATTGTGACAATGCCAATTTATATACTTTTGCATTATCCGCTGTTTTACCTAAAACAACGTCAGCAAATAACTGTCCGGCTTTGTTACCTAATGCACTTTGAAAAGATTTAACTAATTTAGTTATAGCTTCGTCGCTTAACTCATTTTTAACTATTAACTCTATAAGATCAGCACCGAATTTTGCTTTGTTCTTTAAATGCTCGTTTTTTATTTCGGCTTTAGCAGGCATGCTAAGGTCATGATAAGTCTCATAAGAATATTTACGTGTCCCTAAGCCGTCATTATTCAATAGCATTGTTGCAACATTCTTTGCTAACCTTTCTCTTTCTGCATCTCCTGCTTCAGTAGGATCTATAGCTTGAGCTTTTTCTTTAATAGTTTTTAATGTTAACTCAAGAATTTTTTCTTTATTATTCAAATCAGCAATAGCCTCGTCTCTTGTAGTAAGATTATCTATCTCTTTTCTTTTTTCATTAGGACTTAAATCAGATCTTGATATATCACCTATACTTTTAAAATGTTCTTTAGCTTTTGCATTTATGGTTATACCTGCTCCCTCTTTATTGTTTGCTTTAGATTGTTTTATAAGATCATTCCATTCTTTCGTTAATCCATCAGATAATTTAATATCCGTTTTTGCTTCTTTAATTATATCTTCAAATCGATTACGGCTAAAAGTTTCTCCGGCAACATTTTTTCTACTGGTATAACCTAGCAACGGAGCTAATACAGAATTCTCTAAAGATGAATTAGCAGCAGTGGTAAACTTTGATACTTCTGCTGGCAAAGAAGCAACAAATGGCTTAACAAAATTTTCCTCGTATTCTTTTAAATCTTTTTCTGATTTTTTATTTATTTGCAATAAATCATTAACATTTTCATATTTAAAAGTTACTCCAGCTTCTTCTAATTTTTGTTTTAAATTAGAATTTTCTTTAGCTGCCAATAGTCTACTTTGAGTATCTTTAGCCACGTCCAGTTCAGCATTGTATTCTACATAATCGTAAAATATTGCTCCAGCCTCGTCTTTAATTATTTCTTCTTTATTACGTATTTCACCTTTATTATCGTATACAACATTAATCAAACGTAATCTAGCCTCTTCTTTACTAATATTAGCTTTTTTAGATACCTCTTCAATAATTTTTGAAGCCATCGCTGTAGGATTGTTTCTATCTATTTGCTTAGCAACAACAGCAACGTAATTGTCAACAAGCTCAACACTAAGATCAGCTTGTCTAGATTCTATTTGCTTACGCATAGCTTCTTTACCTAACACGTTCATTGTAGCATCAAACCCTAATTCAACGGCTAATGCTTCCAATAAGGATCTTCTCTTACCATCAATACGTTGAGTACCATCAGCTAAAAAGTATTTTCTCCATTCAGCTAACGTGATATTTTTCTTTGTAAAAATTGGATTACCAGCAGCTGTTTTTTCTCTTGCTTGCTTACCAGTTGCTTTATCCATAAAAGGCTCCTTAAACTCAGCAAAACGCTTGTTCACGGCTGACTGACTTATGTAGTCCTTAAACAAAGGAAACGTGTTATCAATAAAAGACTCATATTGAGGAGTTGCTTTTACGTTATTGATTAGATTACCGGCATGTTTAGATAAGTCATTATACAAAGAGTTTTTAAAATCCTCGGCCAATCCTTCTTTAAAGTTAAATTGCTTTTGGAATGATTTGTCAGGAGCTCCAAGATATTGCTCAACTATTTTTGGTGATCTAGCTTTGATAGTTTCAACTTTTCCGTCAGGGTATGTTATTCTAGCTTTATCGCTTTCTAGCATTGCAACCTTAGCTTTGCCACCATCTTTTAATTCAACAGTACCAATAGATTTAGCATCTAAGTTTTCTAATTTTTGAGCGTTAAGAAACTTATTTGCATCAACATTAATTTTTTCAATAACATCAGGTTTTAAGCCAATGATTGTTTCAGCTCTCTTTTGAGAAACCCTAGTATATTGTTCTGGAGATGACGTATCAATGTAACCTTCCGAACTACTGCTGCTTTCGCCGCTAATACCAGCGCTCTCTTCTAATTTGTCAATGTTCTTAACGTCTTCAACCGAGAACGTATTAAACACATCGGCAAATTCTGATTTTTGTAAAGTTTGCAATATACGTTTAGGTAAGTTACCAAATACATAAGAAGTTAACTGTGCTTGTTCAGTTCCTCCTTCTGCCATTTTAATATACTTATCTATAGTACCAACATCGCTTCCCGCTGCTGTTCTATCTTGTATACCTAATTCTTTAGCTTTACTATTTATCATTTCACGACTAGGGCGTCCTGTTTTAATGTAATCCATTAAACGTTGCCCTTTTGACCAAGCCTCTACTAAGTTTGGCACACCAAATGTTCCAGGTCCAGAATCAGTTGTAACAGATCTAACGATGTCTTCAATAACATCCCTAGACATATTAATACCTTTTGATGTTAGATAACCTTCTACTTGTCTTTTTACAAGCGGTTCCATCTCCATACCAACCATAAGTCCCGCAACCTCTGCGGAACCTCCTGATTTTATTGTTTCTTCGTAAGCTCTTGTTGCTTTAGAAAATATATCTTTCTTTTCGTTTTCACTTATATTCTTTGAAGCAGAGTTTTCAATATTCTTTAATTCCCCTTCTTCCGTAATAACCTCTTTATTAGTTTCAATATCTATTAACTTTTCTCCGTCAATAACAATATTTTTAAACTTTTCAAATTTTTTCTTTAATGCAGATGAACTACTGCCCTCAGCGGTTTTACCAATGTCATATAAGAACTCTAGCAAATCACTAGCTCTATTAAGATTCTTTTCTCCAACCTCTAATGGTGTAGAAGATGATAAATCTAATCCTATTTTATTAGCTTGATCAACAACTATTCTTTTTAAAGTAGGTAAAAATTTATTACTTAATAATACTTCTTTATATTTTGGGTTCTGTAAAAACTCAGCAACGTTCATAACGTATTCTTCTGCTGGTCTATTTTCGCCATAAGCTTCATTAATAGCTTCTTCAAAAGTTTTACCGTTAAATTTTTTACCAGCAAAAGCTGATTCTACTTTTGATTTTATTGCTTCTTTAAATTTTTCAGCAATTTCAGGATTGTTTTTAAATGCAACTTTCATCATCGCATGCCCCATCTCTTGAGCTAAAACACCTTTTTTATACTTATATATATTTACATTTATTGTATTAGTATCTGGATTAAATTCCGCCTTGTTTTCAGGATTTGACATTTTTATAGCACCATCAGCGCTTTCAGGTCCTTCAATTATATTTAGCTTAACATCTTTACCCAATGCTCCTGTTGCGGTAGCTGCTTTAAAATTTCTTTCAATAGCTCTTTTTGTAGCAACAATACTAGCTTCTCCTTTAGCTATTACTTTTTCAGCTTCAGCTCTTTGTCCTTCAGTTAAATTATCATTTTGTAACAAAGCAGACGCCTCATCCATTTGTGATTTTATATCACCTATATTTTGCTCATTGAATTTTCTATCAGCAACTTGTAATTCGTGATCTAATAACCCTAATAAATTTTGCTTTTGTGTTATTTTCTTTTCATTAGCAGGATTGTTTTCCGCTTGTAAAACCTCTAACTCGTCATAAGTTTTATCAAACATTTTTCTTTTCTCAGAAATAGATTTAAAATCATTTCCTTTCAAGTTATGAGTACCTATAACAGAACCAACAAATCCATTAACAATCATTCTATCACCCCATTCAGATTGAGGGCCATACAATTCATGCATAGAAGTTTTAAACGCTTTGTTTCCATTAAGGTCTTTAACTAAAGCCTCGGTTAAAGAAGCTCCTTCAGAACCGACAACCATACCAGGTCCAGCTAAAACAACTTTTTCCAATAATGGATTAAACCTAGCCATTGCTCCAGCAAATCTAAAAGGCATAGCTTTATTGATTAACTGACCTCCAGCATAAAATCCAGCGCCACCTCCTGTTTGAGATTCGCCTCCTGTTGCAATTTTAAATACACCTTCTTCTTTAAGTGCGTTAATTCCAAAGTGCAAAGTTTTATCTAATACTTTTTCAGATCTGCCTAGAGCAGCTAATCTTCCAGCGTAACCAAGTCCTTCTAATACACCACCACCAACTGCATTAATTGCAGCAAATTTAGCTAGTTCAGGAACAAAAGCACCTACTCCCTCAGCCACCTTCATGCCTGTGGATCTTTTAAAGTTTTCTGCTTGCTCCTTAGTAGGTTCAATGCCGTACTCGTTAAAAACCTTTTGTATTTCGTCTAACTCTTTTCTTTTAGTAGTACCAATCTTTTCAGTAAGAGCTTGGCCTATAGTTCCTTCCGCTGCTTTTTCAACCGCACTACCAAGCCAAGTTTGATCAAGTCCCTTAGGGTCTATGTTCATTAAGTAAGTAGTCTTATAAGCCTCTCTCTCTAAGTTAAGTCTTTTTCTATCTTTCTCAATATCTTCAAGCATTGCTTTAACATTCGGTTGAATGTAAGCCTTACCGTCTTTTGGTTTAACTAAATTAGCCTGCAAATCTTTAGCAGCATATTCATTATTTAATCCTACTAAGTCTTTAACTTTTACATTTTCAAAAGCATTAGTTTTAGGATTAGGCTTATAACCTTTAGCGGTTAATAAACCTCTAGTTGTTATATCTTGAGGGTTTATATTAAGAGTTCTATTTAGCTTAGACTGTAAATTATTATATTCATTTACATGAGTAAAATATCCTCTCTCTAAAGATTCTAAGTCTTGATCTTTTTGATTAGCAATCATTTTTTTGTATTCCATTGAGGAATCTGTCATAGAACCAATGTCTCCAGCTTTCTTTCTAGCCTCAACTTCTTTTTTGCCTAATCTTCTACCAGTAACATTGTCAAATTGAAACGTTAGGTTTTCATTGTATTTTTTTAATTGATCTTGTAATTTAGGAGCAAGATTATTTAATTTTTTCTGAGCATCAATTTTCTGCGCATCAGTTGCTTTAGGCGACTTTAATAGGTCCTGAAAACTTCTCGCTGCTTTTATATCGTTCGCAATTGTTTTCTCCTCTGGTGCTATTTCAGATATATGTTGATTAATACCAATGTTTAAAGCTGCTGTGTAATTGCCATTAGCTTTTTGTTGATCTTGATATTTCTTTTTTTCAATAACTTTTTCGTCGTTATTCTTTTTTATACGTGTTTTTATAACGTCTTCTACTAATCCGTCAACTACATATTGGTCTATCTCTTTATTAGGGTATAGGCTCTTGTAGCTTTCTTTAGCATTGTCTTTTATTGATTGCAATACAACCTCGTCATTAAGCAATTCGTTCTCTGTATCTAAATTTTTCTTAATAGATATTGGATCACCATATTCAATGCCTAAGAATTTATCTTTTGTTCTATATATTTCATTACTATCAATAAAATTATTAGCAAATGTTTTAAGACTAGCTAGTGTTTCATCTTTTTCAACAGGAGCAAACCTTTGCCCTTTTGCAATCTTAGCAGCTTCTTCTACAGAAAGCATTGAAGGCGGTAACTTATAAAGCTCCGCCTTGGTTTTTGGTTTTTGTTGCTCTTGTGTTGTATCAAACCCAGATATAGGTTTCATATAAGCATCATACTTACTTTTGCCCCATACGTCTTCATTAGCTACTTTTTTTGTAGTAGCGCCATTAATGCTAGCTATTTTCTTTTTCTTTTTATCTTCTAACTCTTTGGCTGTTAATTTATCGTTTTGTAAAGACATATTATATTTTATTTTTTATTATTTTTCACCAGTACCAAATGCCCATTCTTTAATTGATTGGATAACACCTTTATCCTGTTTTTTAGTAGGCGTTGCAACTTTCTTTGTTGTAGCGCCGGCAGTGGGTTGAGTTGGTTTTGCCATTTTTTCTGTTGTATCTTGATCAAATATTGGTTCTCCATATTGATTACCTCTTGAATCTAAAGCATAAACATAGTATTTGCCGTCATCCATTAATTTTGGCTCAGTAAATTTTTTACCATCTCCTGTGCCTCCACTACCATCTCTACTTCCGCCTCTTCCGCTTCCGGATGATTTTAAAGCATTCTTTCTATTTATTGCCTTAGTTATAGACTCTTGTTCTTTTCTTTTCTTTTCAGCAATACCTTCATTAGCAACATCCATTCTGGCTTTTACCAATCGGTCAACTACCATACTTCTAACATTGTCGATTGCTCCTTCTGTGTTTTTATTCTTATCCCACATATTAGCAATATCCTTAGTGTTAAGCTCATTATCGAAATCGTATACTATAGACTTTAAAGAATTAGGATTTTGTAAAGCTTGCTCTAATTGCATACGGTACATATCCATATCTGTTTTATTTAAAGGAACACCTGCTTTGTATACAGCTTCATTACTTTTTAGTAAAGTATTTGCAAGTTCATAATCTTTATATACAGGAGCTGGAGCTTCGTTAAATGACAATGTAGTACCATCAATATCAAAACCAATATTTCCACCTTCTAGGATTTTAAATGGAGCATCGTATTTTGCATCACTTTTCTTATCACCATCCCCATCATAAAAACCATACATAATCATGGATTGTTTATTATGCTCTGGATCCATACCTTTAGATAACGAATTATCTATTTGATCTTTAGCATAATCTAATTTACCTTTCTTATATGCTTTTAATTGCTCAGCCAGATTTGTGAAACTATTATTAACACCATTCATTATGTCAACATATTCCATGTATTCAGGAGAAGTGCTGTCTTCAAGCTTAGCTACATTCTTAGCAGCCTCAGCATATTTAGAACGCTCAGCCATAAGAAAATTACGCATAGCCGCAGTCTCAGCGCCAGAAAACGAACTGAAATCCATACCGGTTTTCATTTTGCTCATGTAATCATTAACTCTATTTTGATAATGATCATTCTTTTTTACTGTCTCCGGCGTATTTGATGCTTGAGATGCCATAGCTAATCCTTGACCAGCAGCACCGCCTACATCAACAAACTTCTTAGCAGTTAAAGCTGCTCCTTGTATTAACGCATTATTTGCCATAATTTATTACATTGTATTTTTATTTCCCCAACATATTACCCATGAAAGAACCGCCTCCTTTTAAACTTGGCACTTGAGGCAATACCGAAGTAGCTAAACCTGCAACACCTCCTATTATAGACTTAGTAGCAGCGTCTCTAGCTGCATTAGCAGCACCTAAACGTTGCTGAGACATACCTAACATTGTATCAACTTTATCTTTTTCAGCAGCTCTCGCTTGGTATTCGCCTTGTATTTCATTCTCTTGCAGTTGGCTCGCCATTTGACGTTCCGCTGCTTGGTTACTTGCTTCTTGAGAACCAATACTAACAGCAGCTGATTGCGCATTTTGAGATTGCTGACTAGCTAATGATTGAGCTAATGCAGCAATGCCAGAACCACCAGCAGCTCCTTGTAAAGCATCCATTGTGTTTGCCATACCTTGATTTTGCTGTTCAGCAATAAAATCGGCTTCTCTAGTGTTTACGGTTAAATCTTCGTAAACGTTCTCTTGGTTTTTGTATAAATTAGAAGTATCAGCTCCCTCCATGCGAGATTTATTTCTATTAAATTCCGCTTGAGCAGCTGCTTGTTCACGTTTTCTTGCACCGCTACCAATGATTCCACCGGCTATACCAGCTAAACCTTGTACGGCTCCCATTAATGGCATCATAATTATATTGTTTTATAAGTTATTATTACGTATTATTTACTACTTTCAACTACCTCGCTACCAACACTAAACAATTCTACGTTGGATAACGAGTCATTTTTAAATTGAGCTTCAGCATAATATCCTTTTAAACCACTAGTATTTACCGATGCTGTTTTACTAAATAATATAAAACTAGAAGTAAATGGTCTAGGCGTAGCTGGAGATATATTAGCTGTTATTGAATTTCCTGATATAGAAGTTATTAATCCTATTAGTACAATATCAACTCCGTTTATATCGTTTGTATAATAAGCCGTGTCCCCTACCTGTACGGATACATTAAGGGGTTTCGGAAATGTTAATGTTATTGAAGCCATGTTTAAATTTTTTATTTATTATGAACAGTACCCAGAACTTATTACAACACCGTCAGTACCAACATACACCCATGCAGCTATTACTGAATTTCCAACAAAGTAGCCATAGTAAAGAGGTGATGTAAATGTCATAGGATTTGTAAGTCCTGGTCCATTATATATAGTATCACCTGGGTTTATAAATGAATTAACTGAGTATCTTGTTGTTCTAAGAGCAAATTCTACGCCAGCTATTATATTACCGCAAGCAGTACTGCTGTTATCTACACCAAATGTAATCATAGTTTGGGCTACAGGCCCTGGTGGAACAGTGGTGGTTGTCGTAGTTGTTGCAGACATTTGCGATACAGTCCATACAGAAGGTTGCCCTGATGGTGTATTAAATGTGCTTGCTAAATCACCGGTTAAAGTAAATGTATATGTATCTCCATTAATTGTTGGAGGATATACTATGTTTAATGTTGTAGCGCCATTAGCTCCAATTGTCCCACTAAATGTATTAATAGTTACATTTGCAGCATTCTTATACGTTAATGAATAAGCGGCTCCTTCTACACCATATATGGTAGCAGCTCTACTTTCGCCAGTGCTTAATACAGTATTTAAAGGTGTTGAATATCCTGTTATTTTTACAGCTGGATTATAGATCACTTGAGCACATGCGTTTAATGATAATACGTCCCCTGAAACATTTGCGTTTGGGAATGTATAAACAACAACAAAATCAACTCTTATTATATTTCCTTTATCATCTAAAGTATTTGAAGATGAAAACACATAATTACTTACATCACCTTTTGATAAAACTAAAGTAGGTTGAGTTGGAAAGTAGTAACCATTAGAGGCATAGACAGGTATTTCTGATATTACCGAAACTGCTCCAAAATTATTTGTAGAACTAAATGATGTAATAACTGGACTTGACGTGTTACATAATTGATTTGATATTGTACCGCTAATGCTATACGTCGCTTGTTCTGCAAAACCTTTTATACAGATTGGCACATCAATATCGTAATTAGGCATTATTGTTGGATTTTTAAAAGTAGCCGTGGCTATTATATTATTACCAAACTGTGAAAACGTAACACCACTTAAGCTAGACGGCAATGGTTGTATTACACTAAAATTACCGCTGCTAATGGTATATCCATCATCAGGTATTATAATTAAATTAACACTTGGTTTATTAGAAGCTATATTGTTTCCTTCAGCCTCTTTAAAACTAGCAATAGTAGTTGTAAATTTTGCCATATTTTTTATTTTAATATACTTATTTTTATTATAATAATATTGATTTTTTAGCAGTTTCTTGCACCTGCTCCCAATAATATGAGCTTGCTCTACCTTTATCAATTATTAGTTCTTTATTATAAGGTAATTCTTGTGTAAAGTTACCTTTAAAGAATAAACCCGTGTCGGCTGTTGCGACGCCCGCATTGTGAAGTATCCAGTTTCTTTCTACTGATTCTATAGGATCTGTGCTCCATCCAAAATTAAGTCTTGTATCAACTTTAGTCTCATAGCCTTTTAACCAAATATTCCAAAGAAAAGCCCACATTCCCGCTGTCCATTTTTGAATAGGATAATCTCCTTCGAATTTTTTAGTATACAACATTTCTGTTTCGCAGAAATAAGCATACAACTTTACACTGTCGCTTTCAATTTTATCCCAAAACTCATAAGACTCACCTATAGTAATATATTGAGCTCCTCCTGAGTTACTATTCATTATTCTAGGTATTAATTTATCAATACCTACAATCTCACACATTTTTTCATAAATATGATTACCTTTTTGTTGTATATAATCATAGTTAATATAAGAATTGGTATCGCTTAGGTACCATGCTTTACCATAAATTGCCCAATCAATCTCCGGTTGCTTTGTGAATATTATGTCACTATCATGCAAGAAGAGCCTCTCTCCTATTAGATCCGGATTTGCTTTCATGTGACTACTCATGAGATTAAAATAAATAGAAGGAATATACCTTTTATCTGCCCTCGTGTCGTTATAAAAAAAGAATCTAACCGTATTGTAATGATTTTGTAGTTTTCTCCATTCATTAGGAACTATATCATCATTTATTGCACAAAGTATATCAATTTTGTTTGGATTAACACCATGCTTTATAAAATTATTTATAAGCACCTCAACCTGCCAAGTGTAAAACGACGAAGCCGGTTGTGCACATATATATCTCATAAGTTGTAATTTTTATATATTATATAATTTAATTCGTATATTGACATTATCCCCTAACTATATCACTATAGAAGGGGATATTAATGTCTTTATTTATTAGGTATTATTGGCAAGCTCCTCCTTCTATACCTAACTCAACCCCAACAAAAGGGCTTGCAGATAAGTTAACCGAAGTAAATTCAGATTGACCGCCGCTAATTTGGCATTGTAAATATCCAGCAGTCGTTGTCACAGTTACAGGACAATCTCCTCCGTGGCTAGATGTTATCATTATAGCAGCAGTAGAACTTGCTGGTGTTGGGTAACTTGCTGTTATGGCGCCACCTGCTGTTATCGGGAATGATACACCGCCTGTAGGGGTTACTCCTACGCCATCAACTGTAACATTTAATATAAGCACACCTGATCCTTGCTCATTATTATTAGTAATAGACATATCACCTGTTCCAGGAGGCTGCGTAGTAGTAGTCGTCGATGTGGTTGTTGTTGTACTAGTTGTAGTCGTAGAAGAACAAGTTCCTGTAGTTGAAATAACACCCGAGGTAGTTGGCTGAACCGTCTTAACGGGAGCTGCTCCGTAAGATGCTGCTAAACCATACCATTTTAAATTACCATTAAATACTGAATTCATATTAGCGCTTGAGTACAACACATCGTTATTAGTAATTGCACCTATGCTACTTTTAGTAGACCATACCTGTCCTGTAGCTGTAGGGCCACAAGCGGTTGAACTATTAGTTGCTCCACTGTTTTCAGCATAATTAATAAAATAAGCATAAGTAGGCTGAGCCGTCGTGGTTGTTGTACTAGTTGTGGTTGTTGATGTAGTTGTAGTTGTAGATGTCGTAGTTGTAGATGTTCCAGCTATCTGCAAATCAACATAGTTTGTACATGTACCAATAGACTTCACTCTTATTACTGTAGATCCAGTTGGTGCCGTTATATTTGTACCAGCCACTAAAGCCGCTTTAGCCACATTAGTAGCTATAGGTGATGCATATCCTCCAACATCCGAGTATAAGTCAAAGAAAGGGCCGGTATCAGCTCCGGCTGTAATTGTTACTGTTACTGTCATTTTTAATTATTTAGGTTTATTGTTTTTCATTATTATAATTACTTATATTGTCTATTACTAAACTTCTGTAGCTGTGCCGCTTAACGTGCAATTAGGAGGCAAAGTTGTTGTAGTTGTTGTAGTAGTTGTTGTTGGCAATGTTGTTGTTGTTGTTGTAGTTGTTGTAGTAGTTGGTAATGTTGTTGTAGTGGTTGTTGTCGTTGTAGGGGGAACGTCTACTGCATTCCCCGTTAAACTACAATTATTAGACAATACAGCGTTACCAGATAATGAACAATTATATACCGCGGTCGCGCTACCTGACAGTCTACAGTCGGTTGTTATACTACATTCTGGATTAATAAAAACATTTACGTTAAATACTGTAGGGAATACATCTCCTGTTATACTACTTGCTCTACCAATACCTTGAACATTAAATTCTCGTGAATCAACATTGTTATTACAATTTGTATTAAAGAAAGTTGGTAATCCTTTTATATAATTAAACTTTTTACCTTCTTTATCTATAAAATCTTTTACAGTACCCTCTTGCAAATCAGTAACAACACTATTAACGTACCATCCTTTCTTTTTACTAAATGAAGTAGGAATTAATTTATCAGCTTGTATTTCTGCAATTGAAAAATCTTTAGTGCCAAAAGCAGAAACATGATACACATATTCAGCGGAATCAGAACCTGTATAATTTAATGTATTAAAGCTTTTAACAGAATAAGGATCCTCATTTATAATAATGTTAAATGAACTTTCATGATATTTGCCAAACAACGTATCATCCGGTCCTACACCATAGAACTTGTTATAAATTGGATTAGCATAGTGTTCCCATATTTTACCATATTTAAAAGTATAATAGTTGCTATTTATAGAAACACCAGATTCTGGTATATATGATTTTCTACTTGTCCAACCATCAACTTCTTCTTTGAATGATAAGGTTGTTTTAGTGGTTGGCATAGAATTAAAAAAAGCACCACATTCCGGATCTTTATTAAGTCTATCAAATTCACCAACCCCTAATGTTTGTTGCCAATAAGGTGTCAGATTATTTAATGTGAGGTTGTATTCTTTAGAGAACATGTCAAATGATCCAAATATATCTTTATTTAGATTCAAGTTATTATTAAAAAAAGAATACATTCCTTTGTTAGATATTTCAGTAAGCCCATCAGCCGAAAGTCTTAATACAACACCTCTTGCTCTATCAGCAAAATATATTCTATTACCAAATTCAGCAAAAGATTCTGGGTTTGTTGAAATACCATATATCCCGCTATAAGCTTGCGCTTGTCCTAATACAGATCTACCAGACGTTAAGTTGGTATTACCATCAGCATTATATAAAGCATCTTTATCTGCTAATATTGATAAACATTTATCTTCACATAATGTAACCAAATCGGTGTCTCTGGCTCTAAGCTTTTGTATAGATCCGTATTCAGGTAAAACATCTTTTGTAATCGACTCAGCAATTATAAATTGGTTTAAATTATTTATTCCAGATGTTGAATTAAATATTTGCGAGAATATTAATCCATTAAATCTAGTTTCTTGTCTATACGGTTCTTCTAATGTAGCGGATGCTTTAACACCATTACCTAAAGTTGGTGCGTTAAAGTCGTCTCTAATTCTATTAGATTCTACTCCATTACCAAATGAAAAACAGTTAGACCAATTTAATCGATGCGTTTGTCCGTGCTCAGATGCATCATAAGTTCTAGGAACTTCCCAATATATATTAAGTTCTGTAGCTTCCTTAGGCTCTGTTTCAAATATAGCTGGATTATTTGTGGTAAATGAATCGTCATCATCATTAATACCAATAAACTCCATTTCTGTAAATTGACTTAAGTTAGGTGTATTACCTATCAATTTAGTACCTACAGGATCCCATGTAAGACCACCCGTGCCGCTAGCTCTTTTAAAACCAATTCTAAACCTAGATATTTTATTTTGATTATCCTTGTACATTGAATTAGACTTGCTACAAGCATAAGTTCTCTTGTCTTGTCTATCTGTGCTAGTTATCTCATATATTGTCTTATTTGGATCATCAACAAATCTAAACAAAGATCCGTTAGACGTTAAGCTCTTAACAAATTCTTCATATTTATCAATACCTTCGCCTACGTTCTGTTGAAATGCCCATCCTGAATAAGATATGTCCATCACTCCATTAGTACTGGTTCCATTTCTATACCCATCACAATCAGTTCTACAATAGTCAATAAACCATCTTTGGAAATTTCCTTGGGCATCTAAATTATCCCATGTTTGTTTCCAAAAGCTTGAACTCGTTCTTGATCCTCTAAGTAAGTATAATGGAGCAACAGCTTTTCTATAATAGTTATTATTATTTGCTGCGGCCGCTGAAACAATAGACTGAGTCAATAATGAATCTTGGTTTACCTTAACAAAAAATCTACCTGTAAATTCAGGTTTATTTTGTATGTCGACATAAGCGATTTGTAACACAAGACCAGCGACTGCATTTGATTGACCGTAAGGTTGTGTTGATGTAAAATTCATATCAGGTCCAAACGCTTTGTCTGATGTAAGTCTGTAATTAACAGAATTAGGTGCAGATGTGCTAGATACTTTATACCATTCACTGAATGTACCTCCGTCGCCAACACGCATTATTAAGCCCGAAGTAGTTGGTGCATCATCACCAAATTCTTTTTTGTAATCGTCTTGATCAACTTCTAAGAACAAACCTCCAGCAATAGGGAAGCCTGAATACGTAAATTGAGTACTAAGACTGCCCATATTTATTTTAGTTTCCTTTAAATAAACAGGAGCTTCGTTCTCTATAGCTATTATTTTATATCTAGCTTGTTGTGTAACTGGATTGTCATTATCGTGTTCCTTTTTTAATATTAAGAAAGTTTCTTCATCAACTTTGTTTCTTTCAGCTGATGGAAATGACAACCATATATTACCATCTTCAGCTTGATAAAATCTATCCAAAGATAAATTGTAATATTCTTTAGACGTCTCTTTTATAAAGTATTTAAAGTTTGTAAACTTTTCTGTTTGATTATAATAAGGGATGTGGTTATTTATTTTAACATCAATAGAGTTAGCAAATGCAGCTTGACTTTTACTTAGGATAATAGATGCATCGTTAGATGTGAATACGGGTGTAGTTCTTCCGTATTGATCCATGTAAGCCACACCAACTTGATATGTTCTTATAGATTTTACAGACGGAACACCAATTAAAGCATTGTTAATATCCGGTAAAATAGAATTAGAAGAAAACGAAGCAGACAATGATGTTTGCATTGGTTCACCACTTTGTTCTAATAAGTTAAAGTTTTGAGTATAGTTAGCATATATTAATCTATTAGCTGTTATCTCTTGAGCTTTAGCCCATCTAGGTACATTATCGTACGGTCTTAATAATTGATTTGATTGTACTACAGAACTAATAATTTCTGTTCTTATATTAAATGAATCATTAACCCATTCTGAATCGTTTGGTTTAAATGAATCAACTACATATACGTTATTGCTAACTGAATCTTTATACAATAAATCAACTTCAACAACATCATCCGGCATATCTGGAGTGATATAGTCAGATAGTTTTAATTGTCTAATATTGTTAACCATACCTAGGTTGTAACCTTGGCTTGGATTATAATCAAATTTTCCTGGTAAAAAAACAGCTTTTGTAAAAGGAGAAAACGCAGACACTTCATTGTTTCTGTATTTCCATCTATATGCAAACATTGCAAATTTAAACTCAAAGAAAGGAGCCTCCTGTTCTAATGTTACCTCGTAAAATATAGGAGTTGTAGTAACGCCTGGTGCAACACCAACTGATAATACAGTTACGCGTGCTCCTGTTTGATTATCACCAACACCTATTGTTGAGTTTACCATTAATCTAATTACAGTATCATTATCTAACGGATCATTCTCTCCGTTTCTTAACAATAAAATATCACCTTGATTATAATAAGGTAATACATTGCCAGACCAAGTTAATGTTTGTTGACCACTTTCAGGAGTTAACGGAACAATATCACCATTTGCATCAGTAAAATAAAAAGAGTAAGTAGTGTTTGTATTAACATTTGCTACTTGTCCGCTTGAATTTAACTGAGCAGTTTCATAAGCAGATACTGTTGGTGGTTGTAAAGGAAACTTTTTAATTACTGTTATATCGGCTTCTATAAAGTCTCTTCCGTAAATTTGAGAATGTCTAGTGAATGAATTTGTAGAGGTAACCCATTGATCTATATTTATTTTTTTTGGCTCAGTCTGATTGTCTGTCCATATAAGCATACCTTCTAAAATATTTATACCAGTTATTAAAAAATCTGGTGTAAAATTTAAAATACCTTTCGTATCTACTAATAAAGGAGCAGTTATGCCTGTTGATGTGTTATATGAAGCTATTACGCTAGCCGTATCAGACGAAATAAACCAATATATATATTCCGTAGTGTTGTCTGCTATTGATCCAATACAGACAGCGTTTTGTAAAGACGTTATATAACCAGTTGTCCACTCAGTGAATACTTGAGTAGACGGGTTATAAGACTTATTCTTTTTTTCTAAGTTACCTTTTATATTTTGAAATGCCCCAACTTGTGAACTAGTAGATGTGGCAACTTGCAAGTTTAATGCATCTCTATACTCGCTATTAGGTACTAACCTCTCATCGAGGTCTTTATTCATCCTACCAGATGTAAAATTATGTATTAAATCTGCCATGTGTGTTTTTTAGTGTTTAATCCATTTCGATTGATTCTTCATAAGCTGTTCTACTAACGATGCCTTAAGATTAGAAAGCCTAATTTTAGCGTTTCTTTTAGCAGCTGTAAGTTCATGCTTATATCTAGCAATCATATACTCTGGGGTATTAGCTCTTGTAGCCAAAACAGCGTGAGCTATATATTTGTATATTGCATCTACCGCAAACTTATGCACGGTCATATCTGCATCTGTACCTAATCCATCACTTATGTAACGTAATGTTACAATTCTTTCTCTTAGGTCAGAGCTAAATCTAATTACACCTTTTATTTTGTCAATGTAAAATGTACCATTAGCTTGAGACATTTCAGGGTTTAATCCGTATCTTCTTCCGTATGCGTACATACCAATTAAATCCGGGTTGTTATTCCAAGTCCAAGATCCATTAGGTGGCAATGGTGTATTCGAAGAGTATCTAGATCTGTCCCATCTTTTTAATGTTTCAGATTCATTAGCCAAAGGCACGTTACCAAGGTTGTCAAATGTATATTCGTACTGCTCGTCCTGAATGTATGGTGATGGATTGCTTGTTATATCTGTTCTATATATTGGTCTTTCAATACCTTGATTATCTGTCCAAGATATTTTAGTATAGTTAACATAATCTTGTGGCAATATCATATATAATCCCGGTGGAACTTCTATTTCAATAGCTTTGTCTTGTGGCAAAAGATCAAAACTAAATTCTTGTATAGCTCGCATTGCATGGAATTGAACATCAGTACGTTTAACTTTAGATATTATTTTATCCTCACCAACATACATTATCATAAAGTTATTTATAATATCATTTATTGGAACAAATTGGTAATTACCATATTCTTCGTCATTACTATTCCATACCCCGTCAGGACCTAAGTAGTATTCTTCTTGTGTTTTATCTAATAATCCCATTTATTAAGATTTTTCTTGTTGAGTATTTTGCATTTCGATTCCGGCAGCTACTTGGTATAGACCTACATCTTTTATAAGTAAACCAGCTAATTCTAATATTTTTATAACTAGCTCAGTTTCTTCTGACTCGTGTAGTTGAAAATCAACTGATGTGGTTGAATCATATAAAGCTTCACCATAAACCATTTGATAACCCCAGTAAACCTCATCTGGTCTACTTATATAATTACATGAAACCCCGCTCGTTAAAGCTCCATTACCATATACTTTATAGCCATTTTCATTTGCTACAAATACAGGTCTTGCGTTTGTTGGTTTTGTGTAAGGTGATTGTGCAATATATAAATACTCGTTGTAGTTTAATCTTTCAGCCTCAACTTGTGTAACGGTTGTTACTATTGTGTTTGGCGTTGGGTATAACGATTTTGATGTAGTAATGTTATTGTATACTACTGTTCCCATTCTGTATAGATTAGAAGGGGGATTCCAGCTTCCAGTAGTGGAGCTGTATGTCATTGGAGCCTTGACTTCAAATATATTAATTTTCTCATTAAGGATATTAAGCATGTCAGAAAACTCGGTTGAGTTACCGGGTAGTCTACCAAATTGATTAATATCGTAAAAATATTGCTCAAATATATCTAATTGAGCTTGATTAGCAAACAAGTTAAACTCTTGAGGCGTTAAGTATCCTCTTTGTTCCTTGTTAAGTATTGCTAATACTCTTTGATAAACGGTATCTACGCTTACAGCCATAATGTATTATTTTTGTTTTAGTGTTTATAGTAAGAAAGGCCACCCATAAGGCAGCCTAACTACTATAATGGGTAATCTTTAAAGTCTTTTTTGTATTGCTTTAAACACTTCCATTCCTTCATCAGTCTTAAAGTAAGCTGATAATGCAGAATATGGGTGTTCATCAAAAGGAATTGTCATAAGTTTTCTTCCGCCTACCCCATAAGTAAATGTACGTTGGTCTGGAGTTAATGCGATAATTCCCATTTCTACAGCTTTAATACCAACATTTCTTAAATGTGTATTTTCGTCAGTAGCTAACTGCATAAATTTCTCAGGATAATTTCTAGCAAACACTAGTAAGTCTCTTTTTAACTCTTTAGAAGATAATTCAGAAACTGCAGATCCTAATTCAACTCTCATGATAGCTTCAGCGTCGTCAATATCCATTTCCTTAGCCATGTTTAATGCTTCTAATTCAAATTCAATCCAATCAACTTGATTTGTAGCAATTGCTTCTGGTTTGTATTCTTTAATAAGACCGGATAAAGCAGCTGGATGATATAATGACAATAGCTTTTGCAATGCTACTTGTTCTTTAGGTACTCTTAATTCTCCGTTTTTAAATACGATTCTACCTAAAAGAGCTTGACCTTCTTGTTCGTCGACAAATACAGATCTTTGATTTGTAGCATATCTTAATTCTCTTTGGTATCCTTTCTCAGGATCAAACCATAATAATGCTTTTGTATTACTATGCTTTGTTGGTAATGTAAAAATCAAAGGCTTTCTACCTGTTGTTAATTCATATAACCTGTCTTTTATAACCCATTCGTCTTTCTTAGGAGCTTGTTTAACTGGTTCCTTTGGTGCGTCTGAGATTGTTGGTTGTACATCATATTGTACTTCCTCTTGTGCGCTATCTGTAGCGGCTTTAGTAGCTTGTTTTGCCATGATATAATATAATTTAATAAATTTAAAAAGGTAATAATTACCCCCGTAGTTTCAACGAGGGTAATCACTACACTATACTTAATACTAAGTAGCTTTGAACAATACGAAGTTGTTAGCAGCTTGAGTACACATAGTTCTTTCAGATAAGAAATGAACATTCATTTTATCAGAATCACTTGTGTAGTTTCCTCCAACAGAACCAGTAACCCAAGATTTCAAACGTCTGTCATCAGCTTCAGAAGCACGGTAACGGATGTGTAAGAATGGTCTTGAGATGTTTTGACCCAATTGTTGATCGTAAACTGTAGAAGTTCCAGCAGGAACTAACACACCTTTAATATCATTGATAAGTCCACGAGTAGTAGAATCATTCAAATATTTCCAGTCAGTTTTGTAGAAATCGTAAGCACCACGACGGAATCCAGAGAATCCTAAGTTTAATGCCATATCTTCAGAGTTATCAAATACACCGTAAGATGTACCACCAGCTCCGTAAGAGTTTTGCAATGCAAGCATGTTATCAATAGAAAGAGAAGTAGCTCTATCTAAGAACAACATATTTTCTTCAATTGCACCTTGTTTGTCTAACTCAGAAAGGATAGTATCAAATTCTTGGATACCAACACCATTAGCAGCACCGAAATCAGGATCATTGTAAACAAGACCTCTTTCTTCTAATGCAGCGAATAAACCTTGAGTTCCTTCGATATTTCCACCACCTGGGTTTTGAGTAGTATTAGCTGCGATTGTACCAGCTGCTTTTTCAGCTTCAACCATTGCCATTTCTAAGTAATCTTCGAAACGAATACGAGCTTCGTGCTCTGATTTCAAATACCATAAGTATCCACCAGTTCCAATTTCAGTAGTAACTTCTACCCATCCGATTTGAGCAACGTCAGAACCGTTAACAGTATATTTATCTCTTAAGATAATTGGTTGGTTACTGTATGAAGTGAAAGAAGCATCAACTGAATTTCCAGCAGCTTCAGATCCTTTTAAATACTCAGAACCAAAAACGAATAAGCTAAGAGGTGCTTGGCTAGTAGCTCCTTGTAAAGCTGAAGTCAAGTTACTGTTAGAATTATCGTAAACAGCAATGTTATAAGTCTGAACACCAGAAGCTAAAGCTCCAACAGATTTAACATAAGCTTTGTTAGTTACGTTACCTTTAGCGATAACAAGAGTCATACCAGCTCCCAATAATGGTGCTTTTCCGTCAGCTCCTGGAGAAGGCAAACCGATAGTTTGAGTTCCAGCTGTTGAAGGTGAGTTAGAAATAGCAGTATCATAAGCGATATGCAATCTTCCTTGTTCTGACCATACTACTTGGTCTGATGCCATTGGCATTTCAGCTCCAACCATACGCAAGAATCCAGCGATTGTACGGTTACCGTAACGCTCAATTTCTTTTTCGTATACTTCTGGTAAAAATTGTTGTGTCCAAGACATGTTGTCTAAAGACAAATAGTTATCTCCGAAAAGTCCTTTAACTGGACGCGGAGTTAAGTGTGATAAATTCGCCAATGTAGCTGGCGCTGTTGCAAATCCTGCCATAATCTTTTATTTTAGATTGGTTTAAATGTTTTAATTTTTAATTTCGAATCAGCTCTTCCTGTTTCAACTGCACGCACTTGCCAACCATTTACTTGTTTAACATCTTGATGAACGCCGCGAACGCCCATTTCAATGTTTTTAGCTCTTGATGTACTGTCTTTCATAGCGTCGGCTTTACCCTGCTCATAAAAGTGTTGTGCTACAGCATCTGCATTCATAGCAGTAAACAAACCTTTGTGATAACCTTTAGCATCTGACATCTCATTTTTTTCGTTCAAGAACTTCTTGATAAAATTGTTAATGTCGCTTTGTTGGTTTTTCACATCAGAGGCATTCTTAACATTAAAACGATACTTTTTATCTCCCACACTGAAATCAAAACCTTTGAAATCTTCTGAGAAAACTTGATCGGTTTTCTGTAAAAATGTTTTTGTTTGCTCTTCCGCTACGCGAATTGCTTCCTCATTCTCTTTATTATAACGATTAAAAAATTCAATCGCTTTTTGTTGTTCCGGAGCCAATTTAGTTCCAGCTTTAATTTCACTATAATATTGTGATTTTAAACCTTCTAAATGTTTCCTTGCTTTTTGTAATTCTTCTTTTTGAGCAATTTTCTTTTTTCTAATTTCTCGCTCATCATCCACATCTTCGTCAAACGCAAAATTTTCTTCCATTAAGAAGTCAATTTCTTCGTTATCTAAATGAGGCTTTGTGTTCTGGTAATACTCTTTTAGTAAGTTATAATTATCTAATTTACTATAATCAGTATTTAATTTTACGTAATCCTCTAATGAACCACCAGTTTCATTCATAAAATCAACGACTTTCTGAATGTTTTCTGGTAAATCAATACCTTGTGCACGGCTTTCTGCTACAGCTTCTCTTACTTCTTCTTGTAATGTTACTGCTTCTTGTGTAGCTTCTTCCGATAGTTGTTCGTCAATTATTTCTTCAATAACGGACCCTTCATTTTGAAAGGACTCTTGTCGTTGTGGTACTTCTTCATCCACTTCTTCGCTATCTCCGGTTCGTTCTTGAACATCCACTTCATTTGTTTCTCGCTCTTGAATGGCATCTTCTGGCTGTTTATTTATTTGTGCAAAATCTAATTTAATAGTACCGTCTGTATCGACTGTGGCACCATTACCAATAACAACTTCCGCTGCCGGTTCTAATTCGTTGTTTTCTTCCATGATAAAATATTATATAAATGTTAGTATTATTATTACCTAGGCTCGAAAGAACCTAAGTCAAATCCGCTACCCATTACGTCGTTACCAGATGATTCAAAATCTTTTGGTCCAGATCCTGATTGTTTCTGATCTATTAACTCACTTTGTTGAGTAGCTTGCATTTTAGCTCTTTGATCTTTTCTGTTTTGGTCTAGCTCCATTTTCTGTTGCATAGATTCAACTTCCATACCCTTAAGCTTCATGTTATATTGGAATTCTAATTCCATTAATTGCTTCTTAGCGTCAACTTCAACTTGTATTCTTTGTTGCTCTATACTTCCTTTTAATTGCTCTAATTGAGCTTTTGTTTGATATAAAGCTTGATCTTTTTGAACCTCAGCTTGAGCAGCTGCTTGTTGCATTTGAATATTAGATTGAGACTGAGCTTGAATGTTAGCTTGTTGTTCTGCTTGAATAGTCTCTCTTCTTTTCTTCTGTCTAATTTTTAATAATTGATTAGCTAGTTTTATATTTCTAACTTCTCTAATATCGATAGCATCGGACAAATCAATTAATCCTCCTGACAACGCAACCTGAATATTGTTTTCAAGCATTGCTTTTTCTTCATCGTCTGGTGTTAATTCTAAATTAATAGCAAAGTCATGAATGTATAAATCGTTAAGCTCTTCTAGTGTAGCTACGTTAAATCCGCCAATCTTTTGTATGAATGCTTCTTTAGCTGGATGATATTCTAATATATCAGATATTCTAAGAGATAAACACTCAGCAGTTTCTTGTGTTAAGAATAAACCTGCATCTAATATATGTCTTGTTGCCGTATTTGAATTTGCAGCAGCTAATTTTTGAACACCAACTAAAGCTCTAGAATCTGGCATACTACCATCTCTTGCTTCATTAAGACCCGTAACATCTCTTATCATTTGTAGATAATAGTTATAAGTCGTAATTAATGTTTGTAATTTAGCTCCTCCGTTTCCTGTTGGCACTTCTTGAATAGGCACCTTACCAGGGTTCATGTCTCCATCTTGTGTAAATGATCTACCAATAATAGACCCAGTTTGGAAGAACATGTTTAAAGCTTCTTGTGGATTATAGTTTGTACCATTACCCAAATCAACTTCGTTAATACCGTCAGCGTCCAAATAAACTCCGTCAGGAATCATTCTTTGTAATACTTGTTGCATTTTTAAGTGAGTAAGCTGAACCATATCAGCAAAACCTGTACACTTAGCCACAAGAGAATCAATTCTACCTTGATACATTCTAGGAGCAGTGATACTATAGTTCATTTTAACTTTAGTCTCATCGCTTTTAGGGCGCATCATATTTTTAGCTAATTCCCACTTTAATAATATATCAGTACCTAAAATTAAAACTCCTTCATAAAGAACTTCAATTGATCTTGACATTTTACCAAACTGAGCCTCGTATTCTTCAATAGGTGGATCAAATTGATCGTCTCTTAAAATTATCTTAGATGCTCCAGTAGCAGTTTCTTTAACTTTATAAACTTCATTCATGTAAGTTCTAAAATTAAAGTACAATACTTGCACTACATTCGAGTCTCTATTGTTATTATAGTTACTTACATTATTATCCCATACACCATAGTTTTGTGATCCTTGTTGTTGGATCTTCTCCATTGTGTTTTGATCTAGATCTGGGAATTGCTTTTTAAGCTCGTTTAAAGGAACAAATCTAACTTCTCCTACATAATATATATCTTGAAAATACGGGTCTTCTGTGTAAGAATAAACCATATAAGCAGGATCAACATATTCTACCTTAACACCTTCTGATTCTGTAAAACTGTTTTTAACAGCTCCAATACCAAGAGTAACTAAGTCATAATACATTCTTCTCTTGGTAAGATCATATCTATTACCGTCTAAGATAGTATTAATGGCAATTTCTTCAGCGATCTCAATTCCTTGCTTGTAGCTAAGCTGCATATGCAAGTCTAACTCCTCTTGAGAATCTGGTAGTTTTTCTGGCGGGTTTTCAAATAAGTTAATACCAAAATTTTCTTGAGCAAACTGATTTAACTCAGCTGTCTGTAAGTCTCTAATTATAGACTCTAAATATTTTGTTCTTTTGCTTACACCGTAAGGGTCTTGTGAATATGCTTTTAAATCAAATGCTCTATCTGCAATACCATTAACTACAATATCTACAAACTTAGATAATATAGGCACCGGTTTCCAATCAAGATTCAAATAAGACAAGTCGCCGTTTATTGACAACTCGTCTTTATATTTTTGTATCGGCTGCTCGCCTCTAGCATATAGCCTTAAAGCGTGAAATGTGTTTTGGTTACTTCTATACCTAGTTGTTCCTGAGTTGTTAGAAAACCACTCGTTTGTGATTGCTCTACCAACTTGAAGTCCATAGTCTAGTGACATTTTTTCTTGATCACTAACTACTTGACTTGGGAAAAAACTATTTACTACTCCTTTAGCCATATTATGTTTTTATTATTTCTGATGTTGTTCCGCTCTGCGAATATCTTGCGATAGTTAAATTTATCGATGCTTTCTGTGTTGGAGCGTTTGGTCTATATAAATCTTTGTTACACGCCATAATAGCTAAGCCTGAACTAATGGCAGCATCATATTTTGTTCTATTGTTTATATCAAACTTTGCCCAATCATTTAGGGTATCTGTGAAATACATTGTTCCGTAATCACCATCCTCTTTCAAACCAACGTGCTTATCTATATACATTTCAATAGCCGCAGCGTGTGCTTGTTTCATATCCTCACTCGAGTTTGGCACTCCTCCAATTTCTTTCTCAGTTATTGAAAGCTTATTCCATACTTTGTCAGGTCTATTCATTGAGTAACCTCTATATCCTCTTCTTTTAAAATAATATAAAAGTCTTGGTTTGTTATTCTCTGCTAATATAGGCATGCCGTAGAATACGCAAGCCATTAATACATCCTCAAAAAATATCTCTGCTGTTGGAGGTCTAGACACATATTCTAAAAAGAATGTGCTTGGTGGCGCATCTTCCATACTAAATTTTGTCAATCCGTGTAATGCTCCTTTAGATCCTCTATTATCTGTTGTCCCTGAAATATCATAACTGTCGCATCCAAATGCTCCAATGTGCTCATTACCAGGGTATTTCAATCCATTCTTTATTATCTGCTTGTTTTGCATGTGAGTAGGCGGTGTCCAGGTAATTAAAAATCTACCTTGCGGATTTGGAGAAAAGATTACTTTTGAATCTTTAACACCATTTTGCCATTGAAAACTACCTCTTGTTATAACTGCACTATTTCTTAAATCGTCGTTATAATCTATTTGCTCGTAGATCTTAGCTAAGTTAAATATACTATTTTGTGTCTCATCCCTAAAAGCGTGTTCTTCTGTTCTAGGAAACTGTCTGTAGTATTCATTTAAAGCGTCTTGATCTCCTTTTAAACCGTCAGCTTCATTATTCCAGTGTTCAATTACACCTATTTCAATCGGATCACCGTGAGGCCCAAACGTTGGTTCTTTCGGTGTATTAAAAACAGGAACTCCGTATGCGTCAATGAAACCTTCGTAATTCCATTCCATCGGGATAAACAAAGAATATAAACCCGATCTTGTTTGTCCATTAGCGTTTCTTTTTGTTACATCAGAGTCGTTATATAATGTTTTAAAGTTGTCTCCTCCTTTATCTAATGAGTTTGATGTAGAACCCATCATACATTTACCAATAATTCTACTACCTAATCTGACACACGTTTTTGTTACACGCCAGTTATTTAAAATATTATTTGGTCTTTCCCATTTACCACTTTCATCATGAACCAATAGTTTTAACTTTTCACCATCATAACTATTGTCTCCCGTATTCTTCCAGTCAATTGTTGTATCTAATCCAGTAAGTATTTCTACTTTGTTTTGATCGCTTAACTTTCTTCTTGTTAATTTAGAAGCAGGTACACGATATGCTAATTCTGTTTTCGGACGGTCCATACCGTCTTGAATTGGTTTAAAGAAAAATGGATAGTTAACCGAAATTGGAACTACCTTATCTGTAAACATCTTTTTAGCATCCGCTCCGGACTTTGATAATATACCGTATCTAGAGTCACTTGATATTGTCGCAAGATTTACAATCTCACCTGAGGCCATAAATGAAAACCCAGAACGTCTATTCTTAAGATAACACATCCCGTAACATCTTGAATCCGCTTTACACGCTTCCCAAAATATAAAGAACAATCTATTAGACTCTCTGAATTCTGGCTGACCAACATCAATCTTAGACCATTGTAAGTACATATAATGAGAACCTGTAATATACGTAGGTTTTCCATTATTATTAAACCAATGCCCATTTTCTCTTCTGTTAAACTGTTCGTCTATATAAAGTCCCCATTTGTCTTTAAACGAGTCCGGATAATCTCTCCAATCAAATATACTATCTATTGATTTTAACTCCTTAGGATACTCCTCTACAGTCCATTTGTCGTGTTCTGTATTTATATCTGACGGTGCCTTTGGTAAAGCTATCTTTAAATTCTGTATTTGATAGATTTCTCCGATCTGACCAGTCTTGCTTATAACAACAATATCGTATTCTTTGTTATAACCGTATTCCCATTTCCTTGACTTATTAAGTCTTGATATGGTATTTTCTCTTATTGGCGTTATTACGCTATATAATGATTGCTCGTACATTACTTAGATCTTTTTTCAGCAAAGCCTGTAAATTTCTTTTCTTCTTTGTCTTCCTTAGGTCTATCTTCTAAAATACGCTCTTCTTCTTCAATTCTTGTTAATATTTCAAACGCGTCAAATATCGCTAACTTTTTTGTTGCGGCAGCATTCTTAAGTCTGTCAGCGCTTATATCATCGCCTGAGTCTACAATCTTTTCTTGTGCTACCTTTATTAACTCCTCAACTGCTTTATGTCCAGCCAGGATTATACTCCTCTTCGTCTCCTTGATATTCATATTTAATTGTAATTAAATTCGTGGGTACTCGGTATAACCTCTGCCCTTCAATCATGAATTCATATTCCATTCCTGGTCTGAATCCAACTAAAGCTCCGTTTTCAATAAAATCATTATCGTATTTTACAATACCGATTAATGGTCTTTCTTTATCTAACGAGAACATATCTTTTGATTTTAATGGCTTTACAAAACAGAAACCATCTAACGATTTCCATTTACCATCTCTTTTGTAGGCATAGACTTGATCGGGTTGTACAATGTACAAATCTTCCTCGATAAAGTTCTTACTATTTTTTTCCTTGCCTTTTATGTCGCGAAATCTTCTAAACACGTTGTGGTGTACAATAACTTCGTCTCCATTTTGTATTACACTGTTACCTATTAAAGGTACACCTGAAACAATACCAATTCTATTTGTATATTCGTGGTTTTGTAATTCTGTATTTAAAAGAAGTTCTTTACCATCAATCTCTATTTCTCCAGTGGTTCTTTTACCTTTAGGAGAGACTAAGTAGTTAAAAACACTTTTCATGTTTAATATGATATATCGTATTCTACAGATATTGACATGTTCTTATTAAAATCCTTCCATGGCATTATAAGATCACCCTTTGCAATATAGATAGAGTACTTTTCTTCCTCTTCTATAATATTAACTATAGTATGACCGCCATACACCTCTTGATTAATAGAGTAGTGCATGGCGTCATTTTTATAGTCTTTGCCTATACTAATTTTCCTGATTATCTGAGACATGAGTCATTTCTCCTGTTGCTAGATCAATACTCACATTGCCGTACTTCTCTTCTAATTCTTTTTGGATTCCTTGTAACTCTTGATTCACTCCAGAAATAACATGCAATAATTCATGTTTGTGTGCTTCAATACCACCTAATTGCATTTGAAGTTTATTAATAGCTGTAACTTTTTCAGTTAGCTTTGTTAATTCTTCGCCTGTAATTTTTTCGACTTCTGTAACTTCTACTTTTTTCATTTAATTTAATTTAATTATTATTTACTATTTTTATACGGAAATGCCTTATTTAACATTTCTTTTCTTTTATCACAACCGCAATCTTTACCAGTAACTTCGGTTAATACCTTAGCTACCCCGGCAAGTCCTGTTGCTTTTGCTATTTTTTCTACTGTGTCGCCTAATCCTTTTGATTCCATAATATTAACATTTCCATCTGCGTCTTGCTGCGCAAATTCTTTTATCTGGTGTTTTAGAACAATCTATATTATGCATCTCTTGTTGACCTTTTGATCTAGCGCAATAAGAATCTCTTCTTGATCCGCCTTGAGGTTGAGGTGCTTTTAAATTACTGCCAGTTTCTTTATTATAAGCGTTTCTACCAGCCTGCGTCATACCAGCACCTTCCTTAGCAGTTAAGAAATGTCTGCCCTCACCTTTAGTGGTATGCTTTAATTTTTTAAACGGAGATTCTGGTTGTACGTATGCCATTATTTAAAGTATTTCATTTTTAGAGGAGACTTCTTAATAAAGAAAGCTGTCATTTTTTTAGCAACACTTTCTGGTTTATCAATTGCAGGAACATCTGTTGGATCAGCATTAACCTCCGGTTTAGGAAATTTAGTAGCAGCAGTACCTGCGTCGCTAATTGTATTTTTAGATTTTAAAGCATCAGCAGCGGCTTTATCTTTAGCATCACTAATTTGAGACTCAATAGTTTGATCTCCTTTAGTAACTTTTCTTTCTTTACTAAGAACATCTTTGCTTGAATAACCACCAGATAAACTAGCTTTAATATTACCAGCGCTTTGATTTTTACTATTTTCAATCTCTGATTTTATAAATTCAGCTCTGGTATTTCTTTTGTTTTGCTTGATCTCAGCCTTTTTGTTTTTAAATGCTTCAGTGCCTCTTTCAATAACGGTGCCATTTTCATCTTTAAATCCACCACCTCTGAGTGTACGCATGTCGTTACGTTTTTCTTGGCCAGTAAGGTTTTTAATGTTTCTAATGTTACCTCTTCTATCTAAAGCAGTTTGAGCATCACCTTTATCTTTTGTGTAAAGATCCGCTTCTGATGTAACAGTTTGAGCAGTTCCAGGTACTACTGTATCTGGTTCTTTTACAACTTTACTTTGATATTTAGGATCTTTAGCAATTGCTGCTTTTGTTTTTTTGTTATGTGCAGCTTGTTGCTGAGGTGTTAAACTTTTCCACCAAGCATTTTCATTTGGTACATATTTTTCACCTGGTACAATAGTTTCTTTACCTTTAATTACTTTTCCAGCAGCAGCTGATTGATTGATGGTAATTACTTTTCCACCTTCTCTGTAAGTTTTACTTTCATTAGAATCACCTTTGCCAGCAGCGGGATTTGCCATTTGCTTAAAAGGAGATGACATTTTTTTAGCAGGAGAAGGATCTTTAACTGTTTGATTATTTCCGCTTACACCAGCAGGGCCAACACTTAATAAAGGTTCTGTAACTTTGTTTTTACCGTTGAATAAACCTTTGTTTACTCTCGCAGTTATTGGTTGATTTTTAGACATATCTATTAATTTTGTTTTGTTTCTTCGTTTGTTTTAGTTAGATCAGCAGCCAAAGGCTTTGGTTTTTGTGGCTCAAATACTTTTTTTACTTCAGCTCCAACGTCAACAAACTTACGAGCTACGTCACCAGCTCCGGCAACTAATGCTTCGTTCATTTTTAATGGAGAAGACTTTTGTGTTATTGGCGAACATTTTTTAGCAGGAGTACCGGCTTCTCTTTTAGAAAAATGCCATTCAGCATGCTCTAAAGTAGCATCTCTTTTTAATGGACTAGTTCCATTTCTTTTATCAAAAGATTTCACAGCTTGTTCTAAAGATACATTTTGCCCACCCTCACCTTGATGAGGACCTGGAGCCGAACGCTCTTGAGGAGCATTTCTGTTTTCTATCTTGCTACGTTGATCAACTAGCCTTGTACTATTTCTAAATGTAAATGCCATAATTATTCTTGTTTATAAGCTTCCGCTTCCCATTCAAAATCAGGATGCCCTTCGTTCATATCTCCTCTTCTATATACTTTAGCAGGAGATTTTGTATCTCTTTTCCAAATAACAGAACTGTCTGAGTATTGTAATCTACCTTGTGCCATTTGGTTTAAATGGACTTTTTCGTGTTTAACAGCTTCTTTAATTTTATTGTCTGATAATTTACCATCAACAAATATTGTGCCGTCTCTATTAGCTTCAGCTTGAACACCTGGCTCTAAATCATTCTTTTTAATTACAGGAGTGCCGAACTCTGAAGTTGCTTCATGTAAATTCATTAAAGCACTTTTAGGTGTCATCTTAAATGCCATATTAGCACTTTTTCATTTTAGCAGGTGTTTTTTTAATTACTTCTTTTTTCTGCATAGCTTTTGTTTCTTTCTTTTCGTGTTTAGCCATTGCTGCTTTAGAAGCATATTTTTCACCAGTCGCTTTTTCTACAATTTTCTTTTTGATTGCCATAATGTTTTTTATCTTTCGTTATCTTTAATCATGTCGTCTATAGCCTTATTAAAGACTCTATCCGTATATGTTTTATTATTGTAAAATTTACTTCTGCTCGACGTTGGTAGATCTTCTTGTCCAAGTAATATGTTATATATTCTTGATATTAGTAGTTTACCTTTTTGTGACGTTTGATATATATTGAATTTCATTGTTGTTCTATTTCTAGCTCTCCATATATCAATCCAACCTTCACGTCTTAAACGTTCCCATCTTGCTTTATCCCAAGAGTATGTATAGGCTCCGTCTATAAAATCATTACGTGTAAATTGCTTTTTACAATCTAAATAAATTAATAATTCTAAATCAGCATCTGTAAGATTATAAGTTTTACAAGCCCACTTTCGAACAAGCCTGTAATACTTGAATAAATTCATATCTCTTAAGTCGCTTGCAGACAGTCTCATTCTACGATAACTACATCGTTAATAGTTATGACAAAGTATAAATGATCATTCCATTCAATACCATGACCAGCGTGTTTATCGTATCTAATAACATCTCCTTCTTTTAAAAAATCAATCTTATTACCTACGCTGACTACATTACCCTTTAAGTACCTAACGTCGTGGTTTTGACTTTGAGTAATTTCAAGACCCCCAATTGTTTTGGGAGCCTCTTTAATTTTATCTATAATAATAAAGTGGTTTACTGCTTGCATTAGCTTCTCATATTTGAAATTATACAATCAGCTGATGTTATGGTAGTTGCAACACTAATTGCATTCTTTAATGCAGACTTAGTAACTAATACAGGATCGATAATCCCGTTGCTAACCATATTTTTGTAACAACCACAAGTAGCGTCAATACCAACGCCTCTCCATTCTCTGTCTTCTAGATCGGTTTGAGAATCAACAAAATCTTTAGGATTAAGTATGTCGTCATAACCGGCATTTTCTAGAATAGTTTTATAGGGGGCTTGAATTGATTTTAACAATATTTCGTAACCTACATTTTTAGGCTCAATGATTTGGGAAGCATTTAATAATGCAACACCTCCGCCTGGTACAATACCTTCTGTTAATGCAGCTTTAGTAGCGTGCAATGCATCATCTACTCTATCTTTCTTTTCTTTTAATTCAACAGCAGAGTCAGCTCCTACATATAGAACGCCAACTTTACCAGTAAGCATTGATAATCTTTGCTCTAATTTCTTTTTAATATAACCGTTTGATTCTTTAGCAATTTTTGCTTCAACATCTTTTATTCTTTCGTCAAGGTCTTCATTAAGATCTGCAATCTGTAAGATAGTGTTTTTAGAGTCTGTAACCGATTTGATTACTTCTCCTAATACACTTATGTCGATTAAATCTAAATCATCTCCTAACTCTTCATTGATAACTTGTGCTCCGGTTAAAATAGCTAAGTCTTCAATTGTATCTTGCTTTGTTGGTCCAAAACCTGGTAAGTCAACAATATTTACTTTGATGTTACCTTTTACTTTATTAGCTAATAATGTAGCGTATGGTTGTTGTTCTACCGATGCTACAATTAATAAACTTCTTTTTGTTTTTACAACGTGCTCAAGGATACTTTGTATTCTTCTTATATTTGGGATTGCTGAACTTACTATTAATACGTAAGGATTATCTAAAACAGCAGTTCCTTTATCTTTATCTGTCATTAAATGAGGAGACTTTAAGCCTGACTCAAATTGTGTACCTTCAACAAAATCAACGTAAGTTTCATTTGTCTCAGAGTCTTCCATTAAAACGACTCCATTCTTTCCAACTTTTTCAAAAGCCTCTCCAATCTTATCGCCAAGCTCTTGGTCGTTATTACAACTAATGTAAGCAACTTGTCGTAGCATATCGCCTTCAACCTGTACACTGGTATTACTAAGGTAAAGCATAACTTCTTCAGCACATTCAGTAATGCCTCTTTTAATATCTCTAATTTTTTCTTCACCTTTGTACTCGTTTATATTTTTTAATAAAGAGTAAGCTAATACGGTAGCGGTTGTTGTACCGTCACCGGCTTCTCTAACAGTATTAGCAGCAGCTTCTTTAATCAAAGTTGCTCCTATATTTTCGACCGGATCCATTAAGACTACGCTTTCTGCAACGGTTACACCGTCTTTTGTTATCACCGGTCTACCCATAGCGTCTTCGTATATTACGCATTTTCCTGAAGCACCTAAAGTGCTCTTAACTGCGCTTGCTAATTTTTCGACGCCATTCATTATTCTTTCTTTGGCTGTATCGCCAAAATTTAAGTCTTTTACAATCTGACTTGGTAAGTTAAATTCCATTTGATTTTATTTAATTAAAGTATATTATTATTGTCTACAATTGTATTATTACGAACTAATTTATTTTTTTAGTTATATGTATGTTTTATACGCCTTTCTTATTAATGCACCTCCAACAATAAATAACAATAAAGCCATTAACCACACAAATGTGTTAGTTACAAGACTCTCTTTTTTATCAATTGCTTTTTTACTGATCGAAGAGCTTTCAGATTTTGCTTTAGAAACTGTTTTAAGCACGCTTTTAGAAGCTTTTACCTTTGACGTATCAATTACTGTTCTATTTATTTTTTTGGTCTTTATACGTACGTTTTTGTATTGCACTCCGTTTACAGTAATTGGTAAAGAATCTACTATAGGACATATTTCTACTTCCTCTGTGGTTGTATTAATGAATACATTATTATCTTTTGTATAAGTACCATCAATTTTTACAACAGCAACACTGTCTGTTGTAATTTTAGTGTCTTCTTTTACAATAGCAACTTTTCTGGCGCCGCAAGAGGAAATCAATAATACTAATATTATAAATAGTTTTTTCATTATTCTTTTATTTGAAAGTGCATCCAATCGTAATTTTTTTCTCTACCTAATGATTCAAAGCCATGTTTATAAAATATATCAATCATAGCCTTATATTCAGGTCTTGCAAATCTAGCTGTCTTAGAAGTTTCTTTTAAAAGATTCCTAGCTGGATCTAAATCAATAGCAATACCCCAAGAATGAGTTGACCATGAATTACCACCTCTCATTTTTCTATAGTTAAAACAACCACCAAATAAATCAATACCCAGTTCTTTTATTTTGTTATAACCATATACTCTATGTATCTCATTGAATACTGCTAAGAAATTATTAGCAACTAGTTTATGGCACATCATACTATTAACAACAGTATCTGTATCCCAAGCTAATCTCATAGGGTAAGGCAATTGTATTTTCACTAAATAACCATTGCCAGTTTCATTTGGTGTTCCGTACTTCTTAGTTATTTGCTGAGTAGTCATTACTTTGTTATTTCAGTTATATCTTCTTTAGCTTCTTTTGCTCTGTTTAAAGCTTTCTTTAACAATGCCCAAATATCTATTTTAAAAGTTTCTTCTATATTTTCTTTTACAGAAACTAATTCTACAAATATTAAAACTATCGCGCATACTTTAGTAAACATAAAATCAAAGCCAAACGCATGCTTAACAAATTCATTGAGAACGTATTTATCCATAACAAATAAAAACAATATACATATTTCGTATAATGCCATTTTGCTTATTACGTTAGATAACTTTCTACTACGAATGCTTGCCCATCCATTTAATCTTACGCTTTTAAATATTCCTGTAAAAGTATCTAATACTATTGAAGCTCCAACGGCTACAAGTAAACCATATATAGGCACAAACAATAATAATATAGACGTTATGATGTAATTAATATATCGCATTATCTTCCTTGGCCTTTATATGATTTCTTATAATTTTTTGACTCCTTTAAACTAGATGTTTTTGACTTAGCGTGCACACCTGGTCGACTTATTTTTTTTACATCTAATTTAATAGATTCGTTTTTTACTTTTGCCATTATTTTTGTTTTATTTATACAATACAGTCAAATTGAGTTGTAAATGCAGATCCATTCCAATATCTAGCTATAACTCCGTTAGAATAATACCCAGTCGCAGCTAGAATAGTATTACTACAATCTGCTCTTTTTAAACTTGTAGCATCTGCAAGAGTGCTTCCCACCATACCAACTCCTGTAAGAATACCAAAATTGTAATTCGAACAAGCTGAATTATAGTTTGTTCTATTATATCCAAAAGAAGTATTGGTACATGATACAGGAGGGCTATACCCGTAAAATTCAGATATAGCGTCAGGAGTGCTTTTTCCTGCAAGACTGCTTAAATACCTAAGTGATCCACTAGATGTACTTAATATTGCACGAATTTGATCTATAGACAAAGGGCCCGAGGTTGGTAATGCCATAGTTTATTTTATTTATGCTGTTGGTGGAACTGGAGGTGTTGGCGGTAACCACGGAGATGGAACCGGTTCGTACTTAGGGTTAATTTTAGCTTCAATTTGCTTTGCAATTCTTTCTTGCATATGAGTAATATCAGCTACCGCTTCTAGCCACGCTACAACCTCATCAGCTGTTAAATCAGCAAACGGAATATAGTTTTCAGTATCTTCTGGTAACGGCATAGGTGTTGCTCCGTTAAAAGTTCCGTCAACACCATCCTCGTTTACGCCAACGTATTGGTATCTTACGCGTGTAACTACATCTGTTAAATCCCCTAATACTGGAGCTATTTCCAGTTGCATTGTGTCATCTGTTAAAAATGTGTAAGTAATTGCCATATTATTTATTTATTAATTTATTTACTAATTCTTTTAATTCTTCTATTTGTGTTTGTTGTTCTTTTATTGCCTCAATGAATAAGCCAGCTAAGTTACCATAAGATACAGAGTACATACCATCAGAATCTTTTGTAACAGCTTCTGGCAATACTTTTAATAGTTCTTGAGCAATTACTCCTGTGTGTCTTTTTTCTTTGTCTTCGTAATCATTTCTAGTAAATGTTACTCCTCTAACTTTGCTAATTTTATCTAAAGCATTCGGAATAACTTCTACATTATCTTTTACTCTAGCATCAGAATAAGCTATAACATCATATCTACACCAGAAATTACCTCCTCTTTGTATGTATGCATCACAAGAATTCCAACTTCCAAAAGTTACTCCGGCAGCACCATCAATGTTTATAGCTCCCGCTGAATTTGTTGTACCAAACCCTCCTCCTTGCCAGTTAGCTGAAAAAGAGTGAATCGTACTGTGATTACTTCCTCCTTGATAAAATCTTATTCTACCATATCCGCTTGTTTGATTACCGTAATATATAGCTATCCCTTGATTACCATTTGAATTATCTCCAAATTGAGCGTCATACATGACACTTATATTACTCGGGTCTACATAATAACCGGTATTATTGTAGTCATAGAATATTGGGGATTGCATGTCGGTGGTGCTTATCCAGTTACCATTATCTTGAGACCAAGAACCCCATGACCCGGCTTGATTTAAAAACCCAATTCGGTTAGAGTTGCAATGCATTGTTCTGGTACCCTCATCCCCATCATACATATCAACACTAGAATATGACTGTCCATAACCAACTAATAATCCAGCCGTTTGTATTGTAGCAAAGTTACTTGTCCCAGCGGGATCTGCATAATAACCTGTGTTATTTGAATCGTAAAATATAGGGGCTCTTAATGATGAATTTGATTCTAAAAAAGCGTCTACGTAAAAGTTACCATTGTAATAAATATTATTGCTAGTGTATCCAGATCTATGAAAATTTAATGTTACATACCCAGCATCACTATTTACTAATGTAAGTTGATGATAACCCTCTTGCCAAGATGCTAAATTACCAATATTTCTAAAAATTCTATATCCATAATTCGCATTACTATAACCAGCTGTGTTTACAACATTACAATTCGACGTTGAAGCTGGATCTACATAATACCCAGTATTGTTTGAGTCATAGAATAAAGGAGCTCTTGAAGATCCATATATTTCAGTATAACCATCATAACTTCTTTGTTGCCATTGATTACCTGCCCCAACTCTAACTTCATATCTATCAGAATAACCCAATATAGCTGACTGTGGTGTTCCTGATGTACCTGATGCTCCGAAAGCTATTACTGAAACTCCATTCGGAGCGTTAAATAACCTTATGTTTTCATTATAAGCGTTATTGTTGGCTCCGTTATTAATCCAAACCGAACCGTTGCTAAATGTACCCCTGTTCAAACTAACATTACCAGAATGGTCAATTGTCATAGCGGTTTTAGCTCCTGTTGCAAATGAATCTGTTGTAGCAAGATACATTTTAGTACCATAAGCTCCAGAGCTTTGAACATATACACCGGCTTGAGCATTTGTATTGCCCCAGGTCCAAATTATACCATTTGCATAATCAGCAGTTCCACCCATTAATGTTAAACCGTAAGAGGTTAAACCCGGTGTTGTAGTATTAAAACTATTTTGATTATTTAGTAATAATTGGTTAAAATTGCTAGTTGAAGCAAAATCACCGTAATATGCAGTATTATTTGAATCGTAAAATGTAGGAGCTCTCATAGAAGAGTCTACTGTCAAATCACCTGGAGATGTTAATGTCAGTCTTTGAGTATGTGCGCCACTTCCTTGTCTTAAAGCAATACCAAAAGTTCCTTCTAGGTAACCAGCTCCTTTGTAGGCTCTTAAAGATGCTCTGTGATGTTGACCGTCTGATCCATTTGCAGACATACCAATTTGAACTCTGCCGCCTGATTCGCTATTTTGAACAAATAACGCGTCAACAAAATCTCCTTGCACAGCTGAATGTTGCAGGCTTAAAACATATTGATCACCTCCGCCAAATATACTTTGCCCATTTGGGTTTAAATAATAAGCTGTGTTATTTGAGTCGTAGAATATAGGTGCTCTAAAAGAACCCAATGCTTCTGCGTTTGAACTAAATATTCTTACCTGTTCATTAGCTCCAGCTGATATACTAAAGTAATCACTTCCATTATTATATCTTATTCTTCCCCCGTAGTCTGTACCATTAGCTTTACTAAAGTCAATCCAACTTCCATTTGTGTCAGCCGTAGATAAGTCTATAAATGCGTATGTGTCAACATACATTCCGATATTTACAGAAGGTGTTGTTGGGGTATTACTAGCTGACCCAGCTGAAGTTATACTAATCCCAGATGTTACTGTTCCGCTTACTGTCCAGCTTCTATTTGCGGATAAGTCATAAGAAACCCCGTTTATTGTCAATGTTCTTGCATTGGTAACGGGTGCGTAACCTAAAGCGGTCGTTACATCTCCAGACGTTAATGTTACCGCCCCTGTTCTTGTATTGAAAGAGGTTACACCTCCAACAACGGTTGAAGATATAGTGCCTCCGCTTATTGATATTCCTGTGCCTGCTGATATTAAAGTTCCATCCGCGGCAACTAGTTGAGAAGCTGTTCCTCCAAAATCAAATTTAGCGCCGTTTGTTACACTTATTGTTTTAGCTGTACCTTGCCCATTAAATATTAAGTTACCACCAAGGTACCATGTCTTAGCTGCAGCAGATGATGTTACAATGTTACCATTAGCTAGGAATAGAGAAACATTACCTCCGTAAGTTAATCCAGCATCCCCATTCTCAGCATCACCATATAAACCAATATTGTAGTTTCCTGTATGTGCATCAATCGCATACCCGCGTACCCCTACCGCTACGCCTGTGTCACCAGCTGCGGAAACGTGCCCTTCTCCTGTAACTCCTGTACCTCTACCGGTGCCAGTTGAGTTTGTGTATCCAACTCCGTAGATACCACTAGCCCAAGTATTACCTATACTTAAAGCTTCTGAAATCGAACCGATATATAGCGATTCATTATGTTGTACTCCTGACGGAACTACACTAGTTACAGATAAAGCATTTGGAAACCTAGTAGCATTAGCTGAACCCAGGTCCCCTATAAATACTTTAGCCTGAGCCTCTATATTACTTTTAAATTTCATATATTATATTTTATTTTTGTACCAATACTCTAATTGGATTAGATGGTGTTGAAGCAAATGTTACTGTAACTGTGTCTACTGTTGCTCTTGTTATATCAGCATATACTGTGTCAGAAGTTACTGTATCATATAATTGTACTATTACGTCTTTTGTATTTAAACTATGTGTTATAGTCGCAGTAGCAGAAATTGTAACAGCGTATGACGTAGTAGGCGGTGTATATGTTGATGCAATAGTAATTGTATCTGACGATGCGTTTGTTGTAATCGCAATCGCGTTACCTGCCACTAAAGTTAAGGTATCGTCATTTGATTCAGCTACAACAGTTGATTGCCCTGATACAGCAATATTTTTAAATATATTTTGAGAAGAACCCTTATCGGTATTTGTTACAGTAGCTGTACCGTTTGAATAAGCAACACCAACGCCGTCTCCAGCATTAACATTACCAATACCAACAGTAGTAAGTGTAGCTAAATCAACATTACCTTGAACAGTTGTCCAATCAGCTAATGTAGTTGGTGAATCAACTTCCGCTATTACAGAATCACCTATTCTTAATTGTTCCGTGAAGAATGTACCATCAGCGGTAACAGTCCACATAAAACCTTTCTTAATAGTACCAGTTGGTGGTGAATCTAAGTTAGGTGTATTAGTAGCCGCGTTATATCCTCCTTGGTATACTAATCCTCCTGCAACTGCAGCATCAACGTAAGCTTTACTTGCAGCATCTGTAGAAGCAACTGGTGTTGTAGGAATTGTAACTTGTCCGGCAAAACTAGATTGACCAGTACCTAAAACAGTAAGTTCGCCAATTAGGCTAACATCGTCAGGTAATCCAATTGTAACAGTTCTACCTGCTTGAGATACATTTACCTCATTAGCAGTTCCGCTGAACGTTACTGTTTGCTCATTTAATACTTCGCTAGAAGTTGTTCCATCACTTACGAAGAATGAATATATATCACTAATAAGTGACCATGTATTATCACCTCTTAGGAATTTTGTAATATCCGGTGTACCTGTTGCGTTTAAGCTAGCTTGTAAACTAATTACGTTGCTACCTGTTGCGCTTAGGTTTGTTAGATTGATAAATCCGCTATTGTTTAGGTTTAATTGTTTTAATCCAATCCAACCTGATCCGTCGTGATATTTTAATGTGTTTACGTTTGTTGTGCTATCAAGGTATATCTGACCTTTAGCAGCAGTAGGGGCTGATGACGCAACCTGAACTTTAGCGTTCAGTAACTGGTTGTCGTTTAAATCTAAGTTATTTAAAAACTGTATTGCCATAGTTAGTTCATGTATGCTTTACCGGATTCATCTCCAGCAAAAGTTATTGTTAAGTTATTTGGGTCTATATAGGTAACATCAGCAATACCGACTTGTCCTGTTGACAATGCCATTGTTACCGATGGGAATTTATTTAATCCGTGGTTTATTGTCCAAGGGTTTGCCGGTGTAGATTGATTAAAAACGAAAGTCTTATCACCATTTCCAGCATATAGAGATATACCGTAGAATTTATCTAGTTCTAATGCACCGTTACCTTGTTTAAATCCAAGAACAATGTTAAAGAATTCCGTTTCAGTATCATCTCTTTCTAAACTGATAACATCGTATATTGCAAAGTTATCTAAGTTATCTAACTGTGCAAGCATAATTTGTTTGCCTACTAATATAGGTAAGTAATCTTCCAATGTATAGCCAGAAGCAGCTTGTTCAGCTAACATAAAACCGTTTATATTAGAAAACTGAACACCTACGCCTCCGAAAGAATTAAAACTTATAGTACCTTGCAATCTACCAGTTTCCGCTACAACACTTTGAAAGAAATAGTTGTTCTGCCCGTTTATAGCCACAGCTCCAGTTGCATTAAGCCAATTGACTATGCCTTGGAAAGTATAGTTCTTTGTGCCTAATCCCGTTGCGTCAGTACCTAATACCTTATCATCTGGTATTATTCTATTGTCTACCGGATATGTACTTATTCTAGCCATTAATTATTTTGTTTTATAGTGGTTGCCGGATTCTCTTTTAGTACCTTGACCATCATTACCTCTATTCTGTTTAGGTGATTCCCACCTTTGATCATTGTGATCCCAATCTTTGCCCTTAGCTTCGGAACCAGCAGCTCTTCTCCTTCTCTGCGCATCGGCTTTCTTTGCTCTTCTAGCTGGTGTTTTAGCAAACGCTAAATCTCTTGCTGCTTTATCTCTTCTCGCCGTAGGCGACAATTTTTGTGGCATAATTTTTTATTTTTTTCTACAACTACCTTCTGCACCTTTTTTAGTACCAGGCGTACGTTCGTATCCTTCCCAACACGCTTTCTTAGCAGGTGATGGTTTATCTCTTAAATTATATGACGAATAATTACCTTCAGCATCTTTAGTGAATTTAGTCTGCTTAGGTGCTTTACCTTTAAAGCTTCTCATATTCTCAGCATCGATCTCTTGCATTAATCCAGCAGGGTTGTTACTCCTATTAATAGTAACAGTATCTTTAGCCTGATTAAATCCTTCAAACTTCTTAGTAGCATCACTGTACTTACTCTTCTGCTTTGCAGGAGAACCAATCCAAAAACCGTTGTGATTTTTATTACCCAATCCCTGAGGACCTATACCATTTTTATTCATATCGTTACCGTAATTGTCATACACGTATGATTACGCATGTTTAAAACTTATTAAAATGCGACATTAGCCTATTACTATATAATATAACACCCTATTGTCATACTTTCTCCTGAAAAAAAATGTGTAAAAAATTTTTTGTGAGATATTTAGAATCATGGGGCTGCATATACACTTTACAGAAATTTTTTGAAAACGGAAAGCTAAATCTTTTACCCACTCCCCCTAGTGTTTCTCGGTTTCGACAGGATGGTTTGCGGTTTCTGGTAGCTGCTGTGGTAGACGGAGCAGTAGACACGATTGATTCACGTACACATATGCCAGGATTTGGGTAGAACATCCAGGATCTGGTGGATGGTGATGGATGGTGTGATGCGTTGCGCGCTGCGTGCTGTGTCGTATCGTGGTACATGATACATTACACATGACGTGTGGTTATCGTGCGATACGTGAGACGTAACATACACATACAACGAGCGGAGCGACGCGGAGCGGAGCGTAGCGTGTATAGCAACGCGTATAGCATACCTAATACGACAAGTATTTGATAATAATAATGTAACAAATAAAAAATAAGATATGAAACTACAAGAACTAATTAATAGACTAATTGATCGCGGATCATTCGACCTACTATCTGACCCTGAATTCAAAGCGTTAGATCGTACAGACCAGATGACAGTAAGAAACAAAGTAACATTCACCTTATTACAAGAATCATAATGAGACACACTAGATGGTTAGCCTACGAGCTAAAGCTTAACAAGCAGTTGTATGATCTGGGTCTGATTGACCATGTTGAATACATCGTACGTAAAATGAAACTAAAAGTAATGAATAAACAACTACAAGAACATGATTAGACTAAACGACTTACCAAGACACATAAGACTGGATCTGATAGAAGAAGCTAGAATACAGAAGGACAGAGAATACGTTGACTATTGCATTCGTGACAATGCTTATATTGCTGAGCTGTGTCACTGGGCTCACACGCGTCAAGGCTACGACTACTGGGCTTGGATCGATCAAGGGTTGTTCGTGCAAATGAATTAACCATAACGCGGAGCGCGGCAGCGCGAAGCGCGTATAGCATGTTGCGTATAGCAACGCGTATAGCATAATAAAAACGATAGGAGATCGATAATAATAATGTAACAAATAAAAATAAAGACTATGGAAATTACTTTAAAATTTAATCAAAACTTTAAAAAAGAATTATATCAAAAAATATTAAATTCTAATAAGTTAAAATTTACCATAAGATTTTCAAAAGACAAACTTTATATTAATCAACAAGATCTAGAATATATTGACAAAGTATTTGATAGAAGTTGTCTAAGATATAAAATATCTAAATAGACTTACAAACTAAATACGAATAGTATTTGATAATAATAATGTAACAAATAATAAATAACAAATAAAATTAAATATCATGACAAACAAAGAATTATTACAACAAGCAATTTCTAAATTAACTAAAGAAGAATTACAAGCAATCTATCCACCAATTGAGCGAGCAAACTTTGTAGTACGTAAGTCTTGGCTAGGTCGAAATCAAGTAATCACATTCGTCAACAAGAAAAATCAAAAAGTAACTTATAATCACGACGATGTGTTGAATGTTATGCTACCAAAATTAAGTATCATGCCATGTTGGATCAAACGTGAGTATTGGTCACAATCAACGGATATGCCTAAAGATGTTCGAAATCTTGCAACGTACGAAGATGTGTTGCCAAATGTTGAGGAGTTAGTAGCGGTTGAATAAACCGTTGCTATACACCCTACAGACCAAATACGATCAAAGATCGATAATATTAATGTAACTAAAAATAACTAATATGACTTTCTTAAACAAACAAATTAAAACAAAACAAGACATCAAAGGCTACATTGACAACTTAGTTAAAAACAACATGCTTTATCACTTTGAAGATGATGCCAAAGACATTCTAAGCTCTAAGTCTGGTTTCACTGAGCCTGCATTCACACCTGAACAGTGCATACTATTAGATGCTAGATCAATCGAAATGCTACAAGTTGATTATGACTACACTTTTGACTATGCATGTCAAGTACTAGAAGAATTAAATATAATATAACTAAAAACAACAAATATGTATCACCATTTATCTAAAAGAGAAGTAAAAGAAATGACTAGAGAAGAATTAATTGATGTGCTAATGTGGAATGATCCAAACGGCACGTATAACGACGAAGACTCAATATGTGAGTTTGGAGAAGTAATGACTAGAGAAGAAGCGGAAGCATTAGTAATTGGACAATTTGAACTATAAATTATGAGAAATACGAGAATTGAAGATGTATTAACAGGATCTTGCATGGGTCTTGCAATAGGAACTGTAATTGGTGTGATAGTATTACGTACCAGTACGAATGAACTGCGCGAACTGGAAGCTGATAACAGTCCAGTGATCATCTGGAATGATGATTCTGAAAGCATACCAGCGGACGGTGAACTAGTACGAATTGAAATGACTCAAAACGATACTATATACATCGGACCTAAGTAACAAAAAGTGTGACAATAGCCTACTACTATATAACTTAATTAGCTAACGTCACCTTTTTACGTATCCAAAGTGATGCACCGTATCCACGGTGTATAGCATACCTATTATCCCTATCCAAATTTCATGATTTTGGCGGAATACTACCTTTTTTGCCTATTCTATAGTGTGACAATAGCCCCCTACTATATTACTTAATACCCTAATGTCACCTTTTTCCCGATCCTCATATTTTATGTTCGTTTTACTCACTTTTTAGGTACCGTGTATAGCAAAATAAAAACGACAAGAGTTAGATAATATATATGTAACCAACAAAAAATAACAACTATGAGTACTAAAGAGAAATTAGAGTCAATTAGTAAAGATCTTTTCCGTAAAACCTATATTTACTTAAATAAAGACCAACGTGATCAAGTTTTTAAGGTATACTTAGCCAAATATGCGGTAAAAGTTATGTAAGACACTTAGAAGGGAGGTGTTATACCTTTCAACCTATATTTCTATATAAACAAAGAGCATACTTTTAACATACTAAAAACGATCCATATTCGATAATAATCTTGTAACTAATAACAATATATACTATGTGTAAAATAACTTCTTATATTAACCCGTATTACCCCGAAAGAGTATATTACAAAGCAACTTATGAGAATGAATCATATCACCATATTGACAGGGCTATTGTCGAGTGTTGGCTCGCACAACAAATAGTTGATAGCGAATTAAAAATTGAAAAAGACCGTATAAACCAAAAGGCTATCGATGCCTTCTATAAAAAGTAAAATTATGAAGAAATTAAATGGATTTGAAAGTCACGTAGTGATTGTGGGATTAAGTAAAGTATTAGACGAAATGCGTCAAGATATTATCAATGCGGAAAATAACGGACGAGTTCCATTAATGACCGTTGGATATGTTGAACAAACATTCGCTGAGATCGTTAAGAAGATTGAATCATTAACCTTAAAACAAAAGTAATATGAAAGACTACGAAATTAGAGTAATCGAAACCTCAAGTAAAATATTAACCGTAACCGCTTCAAATGAAGAGATGGCCATAAAAATAGCTAAAGCTAGGTATTATGATGATGAAATAATCTTAGACTATAGTGATTTTGACGGAGTTGATTTTGAACCAATGATAAATTTTTAATATGTACCTAAATATAAATAAAACCGATATAAATGTAATTCAAGTGGCTTTAGACCATTTGTATGAAGAACACACGGATATACTAGTGGAATCTTTAAGAGACGGTGATAAAGAACAAACAAGAAGATCTTACCACATTCAACGAACGATTGAAGATTTGCAAGAAGAAATGAAACATCAATTAGAACACTACGAAAATACTAAAGATAATGGAATATAGCGAATGTTGCGGTGCATCAAGACACCATATATGGGACGAGTTGTGTGCAGAGTGTTTAGATCACGCTGAGTTTGAAGATGATGAAGATGATACAAACTAAAAACGATTGAATAACGATAATATAAATGTAACAAATAAAAATATATACTATGAATAGATTAATCAAACAAACCAAAGTTTATGAGTGTAATGATTACGACCGTTATGTATGGGTTGAATATACAAACGGTAAAGTAACCGAATTAAATTATCATCAAGGTATTAGCGAAGACTTTGACCCGTACTACGCTGCAAACGATGCTGACTTACTTAAATTCTACAATGCTATACATGACGCGTTGTACCACATGAGTGAAAATGAAGTTGATCAATTCAACTACGCAATCGATATGCACTTTGCATACAAAAATAATTATTAATTAATAAACTTATATAACATGGAAAAATTATTAGAAACTTTAAATGCACTTAATACCACATACGATATGTCAAAATGGTATTGTATAACCTTATGGCCAGCGACAAATCAAATATCTTTACAAGGGTATTATGCGGATATCAACTTTGAAATCGCTAAAGATCTTGAAATAGAGCTTGAACTAAGCGGTAGTATGTTACGCGGTGAAAACAAATATTATAAAATAACTTTAACAACCTAATTATGTAATGTGAAATTACTTAATGTAAATGGAAGAAATCAAAAACAATATGAAAGCATTACTATTAGTAACCACAGTTTACTTAGTAGCGTATACTATTAACTTATGGAAAAATAAAAAATTATGAAAGAAGCAATTGAAGATACCGAAAGATTTTCCGAATGGATGAAGAATGTTGTACAAAGTGTACACTACGCAAATAACGCTAAGATGACCGTTGCATACGACCGTGTGTTTCAAAATTCACTTAGGCTAACTATTAAATCAAAGTAAGATGAGTGATGCTATACACGATCGCGCAAGTGCAAAAGCGTTTGCCAATGTAACCATGTTGCAAATGGATGTTCAATCCTTAACAAATGACGTTAAATGGAAAAAAACCGGTGGCGTATCACTTGAAGAGATCGAAAGTGTATTAGCCGGTACAAAAGTAGAATTAGAAGTTTGGAATTATATATTAAGTTTAATTGAAAAAGCGGATAAATTATGAGCGACGAATCACATAACGGTTATACAAACTACGCTACATGGCGTATACACTTAGAAGTCTTAAGTAAATACGAATTCACTGAACTTGTTCATGCAAGCGATCTTGAAGACGTGGTAGCTATAGAAGTATTTAAAAATTACAACGGTCCAACCCTCATGGGTGATTATGCCGCTGCATTTATTGGTCAAGTAAACTTTTACGAGTTAGCAGATATGATCAATAGCGAATTACAAACTAAAAACGATTAACAATAGATAATATAAACGTAACAAATTAAAAAAAATATATATGAGAACAATTAAAACAGTAGAACAATTTAGAAATTTTGTTGGCAACAATGGTAGATTATTTAGCGTAACATTTATTAAGAAAGACGGGTCTGAAAGAAAGATGACTGCAAGACTGGGTGTTAAATCTTATCTTACTGGCGGTGGCGCTAAATATAATGCAGAAGATAGAAATAATATAGTAGTCTTCTCAATGAGTGACAAAGGTTACCGTACAATTAACATCGATGCATTGTTAAAAGTTAAAGCTAATGGTCAGGTAATAGAAAAAATACAAGCTTAAAACGATCAACTTTAGATAATATAATAAATTAAAAACAATATATATGAACCTACTTACACAAAACAGTAAATTAAAAAAGACAAGCAAAGCCTTAAGTCTTCGAGTATTTAACTTTGGTATACCAGCATATAAATCTGCAAGCGGTAAACTAACCTGCCCAATGGCTCAAGAATGCGTTAAGTTCTGTTATGCTAAGAAAGGTGCATATATCTGGGGTAATGTAAAGCCTGCATTTGAAAAGCGTTATGAGCTAAGTAAAACTGATGACTTTATATCAGCTATGAATGCCGAGATTCAAGCAAAGAGACCGGATTACGTACGAGTGCATGACAGCGGCGACTACTATTCAAAAGCATATCTTGACAAGTGGATCGAGATTGCTATACACAATCCGAATGTACGGTTTTACAGTTACACCAATATGGTTGAAATGATGTTAACCACTTCATTACCAGATAATTACGATATAATCTTTAGCGATTCAGGTAAACAAAAACATTTGATAGATCAAAGACAACACAGGCATACAAAAATATTTTCTAGCTTAAATGATCTTAATGATGCTAACTATGAAAACGCTTCTGAAGTTGACCTTATGGCTACTAAATGGTTCAGCAATAATAACAAAGTAGGTTTAATAATTCATTAGTCTTACAAACTAAAAACGACAACACAACGATAATATTAATGTAACAAATAAAAAATATAAAACTATGAACAAAATTTTTGAATCTACCGAATTAGATATTATAAATTCACCAGCTAGCTTGTTTTCTAAAGAAGACGTATTAAAAATAGTTAATACAATACATTTTCAACTTGGTCAACTACCTGCTAATCAACCAACATCAGATATTAATATATTAGCGAGTGACTTTGCTAACTTCACATCTAAAGTTCGCGAAAAACTATCTTACTATTTAGAAAGCTCTGATATTGTTGACTACGATTCAGCTAACTTTGAAATTGAATATAACAATCAACTTGTGCTTAATCATGTGCATGTAGATCTTGATAGCTGGACCGAAGAGTTTGATGAATATATGCTAGATAACTTTACAGAAATATTTGGCGAAGATAGTATTATTGCTGACAAGTAATACTTAAGGACTTATAGCTCAGTTGGTTAGAGCGGGACACTCATAATGTCAAGGTCGTAGGTCCGAATCCTACTAGGTCCACAAATGGTATAGGCGCAACAACTTCCAATTTCAATAGAACGCAGTGATTAGGTTTTGTAATTCACCGTGTGTTGGCTTTAATAACACAAAAATTACAGGAGATCGAGTGGCGGAAGGCTGGGGATGTCCCCGGCGCGGTAGACGCTAAATGAGAGACGAAGGTGGTTGCTACAAAGTTAAGGGAACTTGAAGTTAACGCTGGAAAATTTAAAAAAGCATCGCCTTAACGGTGCATGCAGGTTCGAATCCTGCCTCGATCACAATTTACAAACTAAACACGAATAACAATTGATAATATTAATATAAAAAAACAAACATATGAAAACATACACATTAAAATGGGATGACGAAAAAATGTTATTAACTAGAACTAATGATGGTTTTAATACCTTAGAGTTATTAGGAATATTAGAAATAACTATTCAATCAATTAAAGATCAAATGACAGGTAAAGAAACAACTCCAATAAAAACAATTAAGCAACGAGTAAAAAAATAATAACCATGAATATATTTTATTTAGACAGAGATCCAGTTAAGGCTGCAGAAATGCACCACTCGAAGCATGTTGTTAAAATGGTCTTAGAAGCAGCACAATTACTTTGTACAGCGCATCATTTAGCTGGTAATCCAAGCGATGTTCCATACAAAAAAACACACATGAATCATCCATCTGCTGTGTGGGTACGATCATCAGTAGCTAATTATATGTGGTGCTACGAATATATGTTAGCTCTTGGTGCTGAATATACTAAACGTTACGGTAAGCATCATTTAACTATTGCAAAGTGTCGTGAGATTCTTTCTAATGTACCGCATGCTATACACGCTGTTGACTTTTGCGATCCACCACAATGTATGCCTGACGAATACAAAATGTCCGATGCTGTTGACGGTTACAGAAAATATTACGAAATTGGTAAAGCACACTTAAAAGATAAATTATGAAAAACATACACGTATTACCAACAGAGAAACCAAGTAGATTAATTCAAGCTAAAAATGATATATTAATATTATTGATTGAATTAGCAGAGAACAATGAATTTAACCTCAATAAACACATCTACATCACTTCTGATGAAGAAATTAATAAAAATACTAAAACTTGTTGGTGTATAGATGCTTATAACAATGAATTAGTGTTACATCAAGGAGTATTACCTGATTATCATTACAAAAACTACAAAAAAATTATAATGACTACAGATAGATCAATCAATGTACTTTGTGGTTGTGGTAAAGATTGTGATGCAAAAGAAAGCGGTGTACAAACTATTGATGATGATTTCCTTGAGTGGTTTGTAAATAATCCGAGTTGTGAGAATGTTAAAGTTGAAAAACAATTTAAACCTTTTTCTTTTGAAGTTTATTCTTATAAAATCATCATTCCAAAAGAAGAACCTAAACAACACGTAGAGTTTATAAATAATAATATAGACCAACTTGATAAAGCAATAGAATCCTTTAAACAAGAAACACTTGAAGAAGTTGCTGAAAATTATGTAAATAATTTTGAATATAATATTGCGCATCCAAGACGAGTTGCTAAAAATGCTTTCATCAACGGTGCTAAATGGCAACAAGAACAAGACAAGAATAAGTATAGTAATTCTGATATGACAAATTATGCATTATATATCTTGCATAACGATGTAATTACACCAAAACAATGGTTTGAACAATTTAAAAAGAAATAATGGAATTATACAGTTTAGAAGATATTTCAGGTTATACAAATATAAACTCTGATACATTATTGTCAAGAGCTAAAACACTGGGTATCAAGCCGTTTAACAAGCGATCACAAACATATCTTTATACAAGAGCACAAGCTGGTTGTTTAATTGGCAACTACACTTATAGTAACGATAACGAATTTTTAATATTAGAAAGTAAAATGTGTCTTACAGACTAAACACGAATGCTAATTGATAATATAAATGTAACAAATAATTATGGAAATAATACTAATTGGAATATCATTTAATATGTGCATAATAATATATTTATTAACGCAAATATTAAAAGAACTTAAAAAGATATAAATTATGACAGCGGTAGAATGGTTATATGAACAATTAAATGGTTTAAACAAACCAATATTAGATGAGTATTTTCAAACAGTATTTAGCGAAGCAAAAGAAGTAGAAAAGCAACAGATTATTGATGCAATATCAGAATCTAATAAATCAAACAATAGAAATATTAGCTTAAATCCAGAACAATACTACAACGAAACATTTAAAAAATAATTATGAAAGAAGAAGAAATCGAAAGAATTGCAGAATTAGTATTCCAAAAGTTAGTAAAAAAACAAGAAGAATGGGATAAAGAATTTATGACTGAAATAAAAGATCAAGTTATATTAGATATTGTTGTAGGTCAAGCGGCTCAACCAACTGACTTAGTTACTAGGATTGATAACTTGCAAGCTCACCTTGATAGGTTGATTGAAAAAGAATTGTATACTGAAGCGCAAGCTGTTAAAGAACGCATTGATGAACTCAAAAAAGAATTATAATGAGCAAAGCGAAACAACTTGTTGAACAGTATGTTGAAGAATATCTGGAAGATAAAATAATTTATGAAACGTTATACGGCATCGTTGAGTATGAAAAGTGTGACGTAAGCTAATTAATTAATAATGGTAGCAGGCTAATGTCACAGTACGATAGAAAATTAGAACACTTGAATAAAAATAGAATAATATATCGGCAAAACCCTACTACGGATAAACCAACACAACGATTTGAATGGGGTAGTTATTATGAGGATGGTACATTTGAATGTTATGATCTATTCAGAAGCAAAGCTAAGATAACCACGTATAAGTCTTTAAAATGGCATCTATATGTTTTATGGTATCTTAATCATCAAATGAATCAAGATCAATTTATTGAGGTCGCTAGGTTTATCTGCGATAAAGTAAATGGATTCGTTACATTTAATGTTAGCGAACAACTATTACAAAGTATGGTTTATGATGTTAGCCTGCAAGACCTTGAGACTCCTCCCCCGAATAAAAGTCGTAAGATTATATTTAAGGACAATTCTGGGCTTAGTTTAAACGAAAAACTATCTATAGTTGGACAAATAGCAGGCAAGAGTAAAATAGTCTCAGATTCGGACATATATGACGCGATGCTATACATGCACGATCTAGATCAAAAGATTACAATTAAAAAGATTGCGGAT